AGTACCAGTGACATTAGCACCTGCAATAGCACTCAGCCCGCTACCGTTACCTGTAAACACACCGGTGTTAGCAGTGAATGCCGGAGCAGTTATTGTTCCGCTTGAGTTCAACGATGTTAGAGTACCGACGCTTGTGATGTTTGGTTGTGCCGCAGTTGTTACTGTGCCTGCTGTTGTTGCTGCACCAGTCAGCGCACCAGTAAACGTTGTTGCACTCACATTACCTGCACTGATATTGCCTGCTACTGATAGGCTTGTTAGTGTACCAACAGATGTGATGTTTGGTTGTGCATTAGTTGTGACTGTAGCAGCAGTAGTTGCAGCACCTGTCAACGCACCAACAAATGTGGTTGAAGTGACACTAGATAGACCTGCTACTGTAGTGACTGTAGAACCTAGTGTTAGTGCGGTACTACCCAACGTTACACTAGCATTTGCCAATCTTGCTTGAGCAAGTGTGCCGCTTGACACGTTACTTGCGTTTAGGTTTGTTAGGTTAGCGCCGCTACCTGCAAACAACGTAGCACTTACAAGAGCGACACCGTTAATATTTGAGTCAGTGCCTGACATCGTGATATCAGCATTTGCTGCTAACGTCAATCCAGTCAATGTGCCGACAGATGTGATATTTGGTTGTGCTGCTGTAGTTACAGTACCGGCTGTAGTCGCCGATCCTACCGTACCAGTTACGTTAGCGCCTACGATTGAACTTAAGCCGTTGCCATTACCAGTGAACACGCCCGTGTTAGCAGTGAACGCTACTGCTGTAACTGTTCCGTTCACGCTCAAAGATGTTAGGGTACCAACTGATGTAATATTAGGCTGTGCAGCAGTTGTCACAGTACCGGCTGTGGTTGCTGAAGATACTGCACCGCTGACATTTCCACCTTGGATATTACTGATATTCCCGCCGTCGCCTTGTAGCTGACCGGCAGTTACTTTATTTGTTACTAGTAATGCAGATAGAGTACCAACGCTTGTGATGTTTGGCTGAGCATTAGTCGTGACTGTAGCAGCAGTAGTTGCGCTCGTCGCAGTACCGCTCAATGCACCAACGAATGTTGTCGCAGTAATAGACGCATTGCCTAAGTTAGCACTGATGCCTGTATTAATTACCGCACTTGAGTTGCCATTGGCACTGCTTGTACTGAATGTCGGATAGACAGTTGTTGCAGTTGAAGTGTTTTGCAATAAAGCTGCTGCATTAGTTGCACTAGTGACGGTTCCTACGATGTTTGCAGCAGGAATGTTTGATAGACTGTTTGCGTTTCCCGAGAACAGGTTAGCAGTAATAGTACCCGAAGGAGAAGAAATGTTACCCGCGTTGATATTACCACTGACGATCAATGAAGACAGCGTACCAACACTAGTGATGTTTGGTTGTGCGTTTGTAGCTATAGTACCTGCAAGTAATGAAGCTCCGATCGTGCCTGAGTTAGAATAGATATTTCCGGCTGTGATGTTATTAGTTACAGTAACTCCGCCCGGGACACTTAAGTTGCCTGTGCCTTTATTAAAACTAAATCCTGTATTGGCCCCGAGGCTACTACTATCATTGAAGATGATTTGAGCATTAGAACCCGGTGCTGTCGTGACGTTAGCAGGGGTTACCCACTGTAGGCCGCCGGCTCCATTTGATACCAAGAACTGATTAACTGTGCCGCCGGTGAGTGTTACGTTACCTACGGGACCTAAGTTAGTTGGACCGCTAACAGTTAAGCCAGTCAACGCACCGAGCGTAGTAATATTTGATTGGGTGTTTGATGCTGCGGTCAATGAACCAGTGATCAAAGTAGCAACTATGTTAGCTGCACTTACGTTTCCTGAAACGTTTGCGTTACCAGTAATATTCGCACTATTTGAAGATACTACTAATACATTGCTAGTACCGGCTACCCCAACTCTCACGTTTGCGCTAGCATCAACTACGACATTAGATGTACCGTTAACAATAGAAGTACCTCCGGTTACCGCAACATTGGTAAGAAGACTGCCGTCCCCTTGGAAGAAGTTAGCTCTAGCAAGATTGCCTAGATTTGCGTTTCCGCTCGTGATGTTCCCAGTAACACTTAAGCTTGTTAATGTTCCCACCGATGTGATGTTTGGTTGTGCGTTGGTTGTTAGTGTGCCAGTCAAGAACGTAGCACTAAGCAAATTACCACCAGAGATACTGTTAGACGCTCCCACAGTGATATTGTTCAGCGTACCCAATGATGTGATGTTGGGTTGTGCTGCTGTAGTTACAGTACCTGCAGTTGTCGCACTACCTGCGCTCACTGCGGATGTTGCATTAGCTACTGCACCGCTGACATTTCCCCCCGGAATGTTGTTTAGTCCTGCACCGTTACCAATGAACGTACCGGTGTTTGCTATGATGTTAGCGGCTGTGATATTTCCGTTCACACCTAGCGATGTAAGAGTGCCGACTGATGTGATATTTGGCTGTGCGTTAGTATACACTGTACCTGCAACTAGAGCATTTGCTACCTGTCCGCTTACGTTAGCTCCCGCGACAGAATTGGCAGAACTTGCTGTACCAGAATTTACTGAATAGTTTGCATTAGCAACAGTACCGCTTACGTTAGCACCGGCTACTGCGTTAGCTGTTGTTGCGAATGTGGCAAGACCAACTGCACCACTTACATTTGCACCTGCTACTGCGTTGGCTGTTGTTGCGAATGATACTGCACCAGATACATTACCGCCAGCTACTGAGTTAGCTGTTGTTGCGAATGATACTGCACCACTTACATTCGCACCTGCAACACTATTGGCTGTTGTTGCGAACGATACTGCACCAGATACGTTAGCACCAGCTACTGCGTTGGCTGTTGTTGCGAATGATACTGCACCGCTGACATTTCCACCTTGAATGTTACTGAGATTGCCACCGTCGCCCTGAAGTTGTCCTGCGGTTACTTTACCGGTTACCGTTAATGCTGCGAGTGTCCCAACAGATGTGATATTTGGTTGTGCTGCTGTTGTTACAGTACCGGCCGTTGTTGCACTAGCAGCACTAGTTGCAGCGCCGCTCAATGCACCAACAAATGTCGTTGCTGTTATAGATGAGTTTGCTAAGTTAGCACTGATTCCTGTATTGATTACAACCGAAGCGTTACCATTAGCACTTGAAGTTGTAAATGTAGGATAAACTGTAGTAGCAGAAGATGTGTTCTGTAATACCGCTGCTGCGTTAGTAGCACTAGGAACAGTGCCGGACACATTAGCGCCAGCCACTGAGTTAGCTGTAGTTGCAAATGATACTGCACCGCTTACATTTGCACCTGCTACTGCGTTGGCTGTGGTTGCAAATGATACTGCACCAGATACGTTAGCGCCAGCTACTGCGTTGGCTGTGGTTGCAAAAGCGACTTCACCAGATACGTTAGCGCCAGCTACTGCGTTGGCTGTAGTTGCGAATGCTACTGCACCGCTTACATTTGCACCAGTGATTGATGAAAGAGAAGAACCATTACCACTCACGTTGGTGAACACACCCTGTGTTGCGCCAATGTTGCCTACGTTAGCATTACCTGTTCCAGTATTCAATGTACCTGCAACATTGACACCTGTTCCCGTAACAACTACGACATTAGAATTGCCTGCTACTGAGATTCCTATGTTTCCTGAAGCAACAGGGATGTTGATATTTGATGTGCCATTCGCAAGAGTAGGACCAGGAACAGCGATAACACCGGTCAATAAACTACCATTACCTGAGAAAAAGTTAGCTACTGCTAGGTTACCAAGATCGGCATTGCCTGATCTAAGATTTGCAATAATGTTAGCGTTAGCCGTGACATTCAAGTTACCAGTAACGTTTGCGTTTGCACCCACTGTTAATAGATTTCCAGCCGATACGTTGTTAGCATTTAGATTTGCAGTAACGTTAGCATTCCCGGTAACGCTTAGTACTCCGGAAGTTATAAGATTTCCACCTGTAATATTTCCGACTGCGGTAATAGTATTAGATGACGCAATAGTTAGATTGGCAGTGATGGAATTAGCAGTAAAAGTGTTTCCTATAGTGATGTTTGAAACACCGGTGATATTAGCCGGCAAGTCGATGAATAGAGTTTGTGAAGAATTAGTTAGAGTAGCATATTGTCCACCGTTGGCACTCACCCCAATACTTAATGTATTAGTGTAAACTTGGACGTTTGAAATATTCGCATTGACTACTACGTTGCCAAACGGAGAACTGACAGTAATACCCAGACCGGGTGTTCTGTTAACCGAAACAACTCTCTGTGCAGCGATTCCGGAGAATAGTTCTGTAAAGTTTTCCTGAACCTTTTGGAATGCGGCGCGAATTGCATCTGCATTTGGATCATTGGGAAACGTACCGAAATCAATATTTTGCTGTGCCAGGGGAAATTCTCCTATAGGTTTACTATTCTACCACAGTATTTATCTTTTCAGCGCAGTTCTCCGTATGGCAATGCAGGGAAAACAAAAGCGGGTAGTAGTTTCCCACAGCCCGCCTCGTTTAGTTTAGTTGTCTTCGTCACTTGGGCTTTCGCCTGAGATCATCCGGCACACCCCTTGTAAGAGGGTCGCATGGTGCGCCGGTGTGTTATTCGCCGTAGAAACTGGGTACACTAGGAGGTGTAAGCATAGCCGCAAGTTCGAAGCCGATATGTGCTAGGTCAGGGTGAGGGATGCCAAAGTGGTTCAAAACATGCCTGTATAAGAGTTCATACTTACCAAGAAACTCGGCCGCTGTCCAGAACGCCTTTTTTGCATCGCGCACTAGTTTATCCAAACTTTCATCTAAAGCCTCTGCGTTTGAGTTTCCTGTCTTTGAGAATTCAGGAGCGATCTGCCCGTTAGCATCAAGAATCTCATAAGCCCTTATGAACTTATCAACGTTTGCTGCGATCTCTTCGGCTGATGGGGCGGGTAATCCCTTAGCAGCAGCCTCCTGTGCGGCTATACTAACCGCGTCAACGCCGGGAAGGCCGTCACCGTCATCGTCTTCAGTTAGACCTGCTAGCCTTCTTATCTCGTTCAAGTCGCGCGACTCGTAGGTATCAAAGACCGGCTGGGTACCCAATAGTGGGAAGGCCCTGCCGTAATAGCCCGGCGCACCGGGTTCTGGGTTTCCGAAGAGGGTCTCCCAAGGGTGGTACAGCATAGGAACATCAAAGCCTAACAGGTTAGCCAGCGCTCCCGCCAAAAGATACGCCCCAAACCATTTGGCTCCTTTACTAAAATTTCTTTTTGCCTGGTCGATCTTGGAACCCAAACTTTCATCTATGGCTTCTGCGTTTCCTGCCTTTGAGTTTCCTGTCTTTGAGAATTCAGGAGCGATCTGCCCGTGAGCATCAAGAAAATCAAAAAGCTGTTTCATCTCAGCAACTTTTTTTGCAATCTCTTCGGCTGATGGAGCGGGTAATCCCTTAGCAGCAGCGGCTTTCGCAGCTATGCTAACCGCATCAACGCCGGGAAGGCCATCGCCGTCGTCGTCTTCATTGAGACCTGCTAACCTTTTCATTTCTGAGATTGACTCGCTCCAGAACGCCGACGGCTTTTCGCGATAAAACCACCGGTTAAAAGCCTTATGGGAAGAGCAATAGCGTACGATGCTAAAAGCACTGAAGCCGGTGTCGGCAGCAATTCTTAAGGCGATGTTATCGGCTTCGCCGACAAGCGTATTATATCTGGCACCGTCTTCTTCGTCTTCCTTCTTGCTTACTATTGATGTTAGATCATCATAGAGAGGATGGCTGTCGATTTCGGGATGGTCCCGACCGTCGTCTGCGTTTCGACCTCCGCGAAGTGATTTAATATGCGATTCAATATTCTCATTAATACTAGTAGTATTGCGTGAAGCTAGTCTGTTAAGCTGTGAAGCGACAACAGGAATAGTAGCCTGCCCTGTTGACTTCCGCTTATTCAACCCACCCGAGATATCGTTAACCATGAAGTCAATACTTTGTTGAAACGAAGCATCAGTTCCCTTACCAGGACCTTTACCTACTTGGTTTGCCCACTCATCAACTTTTTCTTTATTGCCGGGAGCTGGATTGGCTGTCGTTTTTGTATACTGACGCTGTCTTGCCGGACTCATGTAAGGAGGCGGAGCTTGTAACCGTTTAGCCATCGCCTGCTCGGCGCCTTGATTAAACTTATCTTGCTTGCTCTTATTAAAGTTATACTGTTGGTCTCTAGCCTTGATGACCATTGCTAATTCAGGAATATCGCTGACCTTGATAAGGCTCGTCTGAGCTGGATCGGAGGAAACTTCGTCGTCTATACTAAGATATGTCGCTGCATGGTCAGGATTTTTAATCGAAATAGGTTTCCCCCCACCGCTGCGCCGATAATAGTAGGTTTTACCGCTCATGAATTTAACATCATTCGGAGCCTGATATTTTCGTTTATCCGGTGAAGAAGCTGTTGCTGCTCTTTTTAATAATTCAGGTGACAACTCGTCAAGCTGTTCGGCTTCTTCCGACAACATTGCTAACTTCTTATATAGGTTAACAAATGATTCTTTTACATCTTTATCTTTCACATCATTTTCCTTTTCTTCGGGTTCGTCCTTGACTCTACGCAGAGCCGGTGGGCCTATCTCATCTCGCATGTTCTTTTCATATTCTTGCTTACGCAAGAATGCAGGCTTGTCTGAACCATCCATCCAAGGTTCTAAATCTTCTTCAACAGCTTGATCTTGCATTCCATCTTCGATATCTTGACCTGCATCTGCCCTTGCTAATGCTGAGTTAGCTGCTGCATTGCCCTGCATATCGTTTGATGAGTTATGAGCACCGCTGTCTGGAGCATTAGCTTCAGCGACCTTGAATTCCATTTGATCTTCTGATTCAACTTCATCCAATACTTCGTCGTGGCCACCGCATTTTGATTCCATCATGCCGCATTCATTACAACGTGCCTCTGACATTTTTTCGTCATCACAACCACAAGGACTGTTCCCGCATTCTTCGCAACCGCAGTCTTCTTCTTCGTAGTCAGCATTAGTACCTTCGATGCCTGACAGCTTCTTCATAAGACCTAACATACCGTCGTGGTCATCAACAACTTCAATTCCGCCCGGAGAGTTGATTTCTGAACGGCCACCTACTTCAGGTGACCCGTAATCAGAGCCATCATCTCCGCCGAAGATTCCCATGCCTGCTTGCTTTACGAGAGAAAGCAACATGTCTGCTTCAGCATCAGTCGCATTTACATTTACTGAATCCGGTGAATTTGGTTCACCCTTAGAGATTGAAACAGAAAATCCTTCGTTGATAAGAGAATTAAGCTGTCTGTCCCATGCTTCAAATGCGAAGTCGCCTTCTCCTAAATTAGAAGTATCAGTGTATGACCTTCCGCCCATTGAGAACTTACCACCCTTTGGAGTTCTCGCAAGTGCGCCAGTGAATGCATTGCCTTCTTGAGTGAAGTCCGAGAATCCCTGACCAATACCCGGTCTATTGTTATTTTTGAAATCAGCAGAAGCTTCAGCTTGTGTTTTTTCCTGACCAGTCATTACAACTTTGCCTTTAGCGTCAACAACATCGTACCTGTTCCCCATGTAGTTCCCTTTTGCTGGAACGGCTCGATAGGGTCCTCTTGAAGAGCCTGCTTCATCGAACATCTCATCTTCAGGTAACACGCCTTTTGGTTTACCTAATGGATATTGGTCAGGATAATAACCTGGCTCTCCCTTTTTCATTGCTTTGTAGTCATTTGGAGACTTAGCAATCTCACCTGGTCTGCGACGACCTAATACGTCTTGTGGCCTTGAGTTATCAGGTTTATAAGAGAACATTTCATCCATGTCGATCATCTCATCGAGCGGAGTGTCTAGAGAGTTTTGGGCCATTCCACGAGTTGTAGCTGGCATACGAGCTTCTCTCTTAAGACCTACGATTGGAGACATGCCGTAGCATTCATCAAGACCTTCTTTGTAACCTTCGTGATATGCTCTGCCTTCTTCCATGTCTTCGTAGTGCTTACCGTTGTGAGCGTGGCCCTTGAGACCGTGTGCTTTACCCTCTAGGCGGGCAGCCTGAATGCGATTGTTCATATTTTCTTTAACTGCCTTTTTCTTTTTATCGACTGCTGCCTTCTTCATTGGTTCTTTCCTATTACCGTCTTTGTCGAGGTCTAAGAAGTCTGGCTTCTTACCTTCACTAAGTTCTTTTATTCTTGCATATGCAGGAGCTTTTGATTTGGGATATTTCTTACCAATCAAATCTTTATAGTTTTCTCTGTTGAAGGCATTATCAATAACTTCAACTTGAGGTTCTTTTGCTTCTAATGTTGTCATACTACGACCGGCACCTAAACCAGCACCTCTAGTATCAATTCCTGATGTAGGAGCGATGTCACCTTCTTTAACTTTTTTCTTGTTCTTATTGTCAAGCATACCGCGCTTGTTAGCAGTTGCCCATGCAATGTCTTGTGCTTCGCCTTTTGATTTGCCTGATTTCTTTTCAGACTTTTCAATGTGCTTGACCATGCGATCAACTTTTGCGCCTTCTTCAAGATTCTCGTCCGAAGGCTGAGCCACGTACGGGTATTTTTTTCGTATCATGAGGTTGTAAGCTGCATCCTTAGCTTGTCCGGCTCTCATTTGCTTACGTGCATCGCCTGGCTTAGACTTAAAAGCTGCTCTATCTAGCATGTAATCAAGTTCTTTAGCATTGTACTTTTTGAATTTTTCTTCAGCTTCATCGCCGGTGTTTGCTTCATCAAGATCAACTTTTGCGCCTTCTTTGATCGGCGAATCAAAGGTCCATCCATTTCGCTCGGCAATTTTGATGACATCGGGCAGTAGATCCTTGACCATTTCGTCATCTAGATCATAATAATCACGGTCGAGAAGTTCAGCTACCTGTGCGCCTAAATACGCATTAAGTTCACCTTGAACTTCACTAGTCGAAAGGGCTTCCTCTTGGTCGCAAGGCTGATTGAACTCTGGGAACTTTTCAGCCACGAATGCTTCAGCCCCGCCCTTCTCGAAATCGTGGAAAACTTCAGCCTCTGCATTTTCTTCAGCATCCGCCGCACGGCCGGCCTCATAACTGGTAGGATCGCCATATTCTACGAGGTCGTCATCTTCTTGCACCGGTTGATTTGGCTGATTGCTAGTCTGCATTTGATTTGGGTTGGGTTGACCAGCAGCAGTAGGTTGAGATTGTCCTGGTTGCGTTTGCCCGGGAGCTTGAACGATTTGAACGTCCTTTTGATCAAATGTATTTAGTAGATCGGCTACAGCAGGATTAGTGCTTGTTAAAAACCCCATACCAGCTTGCTTGTTATTTGGATCCATTACTGGAAGTGGCTTCGCACCGGCGGGAATAGATTCGCTCAATTCACGGAACACATCTTTCAGTGATCTCTTTGATGTGGTAGTTGCTACAGGAGCAGGTGAAGACTCATTAAGTACCTGCCTAGCTTTTGGAGCAGGCAATGCTTCTAGCTGGCTCATTTTGTTTAATAAGTCTTTCATGCTCATTGTCTTATCCTTTATTTGCGCCAGTTTGTGGCTTTGCCGGTCTTGAAATCTTACTCATCGGGCTATCTTTGCCCATTGACGCAAACTGAGTTTCTGGTTTGAACGGATCAAACGCATTCTTTGTCTTAGCTCCTGCATAAGGAATATCCATCTTGTCATCTTTAGTTTGCTCTTTGATGCTGTCTAAATATGAATTACCGTATGCTTTGGCTGCGTCTTTAGCACCAGGCTGTTCTTCCATTTCTTCATGTGTAAGAACAGGGCTGTGCTTCATCTCGTTCTCATAACCATCTAATTCACTATTAATGCTATCGTCATACGAAGTCTTGACAACACGAACATAGTCTACATTATGTCCAAGCAACTGTGCCATTTGCTGAATCATTGGCTCATTTGCAGGGTAACGGAACTTACCCTTGATGATTGTGACCGATTGGTTAGCTAGATTCGGAAAGCCATACGGGTCCTTCTGAATCGGAGTTGATTTTGGATTTGAGAGTTCAACAGGATCAAACTTCTTGAGATTGAAAAGGAAAAGTTCTAAGAAATTCTTAGTAACGTCTCCGGCAATCTTAATCGTGTAATCATATGTATGAACACTTTCAGCAATGTAATGTCTTAAACTACGCATATGGATCCCTGCTATTCTTATATTATATTTATCATTGATCGTTATTTTTGCGAGTAAAGGCCTTGAGTAGTTCATTGCGATCCAATGACTGACCTTCTCCTAACGGAATACTATCAATTTCTTCATTTTTACTTGCAGTCTTTTGATCTAAGGCAGCTTTCTTTAACTGTAAGTCGAGCATCTTTAACTTCTTGTTGATCTTAGCTGTCTTCGCAGTGATCGCATGACCGAGCATTGTCCCCGCACTGTTGAATATTTCTGAACTAAATCGTGCTTCAACTTGCATACCTAAATCCATCAAGTCTTTGTAGCTGTTCGTAGCTAATTCAGCTAGATCATCCATCTCGTTATCGGCAGCTTCTAGCCCCCTGACTTGCGGAAGGGCAGCTTCAATCTTTTCTAGATTGCTTAAAGCTGTTTCTGTTACTTCTTGAGTTTGTTCAGGTAGAGGCTCAGTTAGGTAATTGCCCTCATTAGACGAGGCCAGTTCAAACAGGTCTTCAAGTTTTTTGCTCATGCAACTATTTAGTTACTTGCGCCCATTATAGAACAAATCATCTTCCGTAATTACGCGAAAGGTTAGTCCTTGTGCCTTACAGTAAGCATTAGCAGCAGCCCATTTGGCGTGGTTAATCGCTACTACTACACGATCTCGTGCGCTTGCTACCTTGCTCTCAATGATACTTTGTTTTTTGGGCTTGATCTCTACGATCTCGGCTACTTTCTGACCGCGCTTGTTTTCATATAGCACGAAAAAATCTGGAATGTAATTAGTTGGTTTGCCAGTCAACGGATGACGATATTTGATAACAAGTGATTCACTGGCCCACTGCAATACGCTGGTGTTATTATCACAAAATTGCATGAACGCTAGTTCCCAACCTGAACGATACTTAGGTTTGTGGTTGCCTACATACTTCTGGGGGTTTTTGGGGATGAATATACCTTGCGCCCACTTAGCCATTTTATAGGACGACGTTGCGTTGCACTGCCTGATTTGGATTAGGAATCTGGCTTATACCATACAGAGATGCTTTTGATTTGAAGGTGTTTAGATAATAACAAATAGTTGCATTCATCTCAAGTTGGTTGTTAGTACCCTTCAATGCTCCGAGCATGTCGACCACATTGTATCTACCGTCTTGTGCAATTCTAAATAGTATTGCTGTAAAATTACCTGCGATGTTTGGATTATCACTAACACCAAGGAAGTAAGAATACACTATATCGTATTCTGAAGCATTTACAACAAGATTGATGTTGTAAAAACTATCGAATACTGTCACTGTTTGGTTAGTTGAGTTTTTATTTGCTGTTGCCATAGCACTATTTATCCCCCTGTGAGTTGGGGGTTAAAAGGTGTATCAGCAGCTAATCCTCTAGCAAAAGGACCCGTTAAACTGTTTCCTGTAAATTGCTGTCCAACCGGAGCGTTGACTTGATTCTCTAAGCCAATAGTGGTCGGAACCGGCGCGCCGCCCGGGGTAGTCGCCTGATAGGTGACTCCGTCTGAAGTGACTGACCCCTGAGAAGTAACCGTCTTGGGACCAAACGCCACTCCGATTGTCGCCGCGCTGGCTGTACCAACGAAGCTCGGGGACGATGCTGCTGATGGAAGATTGAATAGACCAGGTCTGTTTATCGGAGAATTTTGAATAGCACTACGCAATCCTGCGTTCAGTATAGCATTTGCTATACCGCTATTTCTTCCTGCCGAAGTTAAATCATTCACCGTGTTCACGACTGCGCTTGCATTTGCAATCGCACCTAACACATTTCCGCTCGTCAGGCTACGGATGGCACCGCCCGCTGCTTGTATCAGCCCACCTTGACCTAATACAACTCCGTTTGAACCGCCGACCGCGATAGGACTCACTTGTCTATCGTAGGTAGCGTTGTCGCCAAAACCAGTAACAATATCACCTGGACTTCTACCATCTAAATTACCGTAGTTATAAACTACAGTCTCGTAGTCAATCGACATTCTGTTAGTCATGACTCCACCGCCTTCAGCATAGTTGTAAGTGTCATGCCCGAAACTAGTAATAACAGGATTCACTAGGGTGTATGCAGTGAAGTTGTGTTGATTGAATCCGAATACGGTGATGTTCTTGAAGAACGGTTTCTTGATTCCAGTCGAGGTTGTTTGTCCGCCGTTGAAGCCCCAGTCGAGATTTTCCGAAAGATCACGGTTGTAAATATTTCTACTGTTGTAATCCTGAGTGTTGTCATCTACAGGTGTATTTGCGTTTCCGGGCAGCACGTTTCCTGTTTTAAATGCGTCATTGTAGTAGTATCTGTAGTATGATTCCCAAAGCTGAGTTACCTGATTAGCATTATCATCATGGAATGTGATGTCGATTGGTTCATATTTAATTTTAGTTTGAATAATTCTCTTTCTATTGTACTGATTCATAGTTAGATTATTAAACGAAAACTGCGGAAGTTTTACTTCTTTGACAAGTAAACCAAAATTAGCGTTAGTCGGATATCCAACGGGATTTATACTAAAGTAAGTATGAAAGAGAAACTTTAGCTTAGGGGCGTTCTGGTACGAATTAGTACGAAACGTTTTTGATGCGTGAGTGTAGTCCCTAAGGATGGCGTTGCCGAAGAAAGCTTCGGCAACGTCATTTAGTAGGTTTTGATTAAAGCCCGACACTGGAACCTGTTAATCTAAAATCAATTACGATGTCGTGCCGCCGATACCTGTCACGGAACCAGTTGAACCACTTGCGATACGATTGATTGGTGAACCAACGCCTGATCCAAGCGGTGCTTGAATTGCATTGTCGTAGCGCAGAGTTAGTGAAATTTTTACTACTTCGTTGCCACCGTAGTTTAGAGTGTCGTAGTTCGCAGTCTGTACGAAGCAACCATATAGTTCCCAAGTTTCAAGCACTACTGGAGCAGCAGTACCGTTACCACCGTCTAGAATCTGAATGTTAGTTTGGAACTTGTAGTCTTGACCAGTTGCAGCAGATGCCTGCTCAACGAAGTCAAGCTGCTTCTGAAGCTGCTGACCAACTGCTTTCGAAACGCTGCCTGATGCATCGTCACGGATGTTGACTGCAAGTGTCTGCCACTGATGCTTGCCTGCAAGATATAGAGTAGAGTTATAAACAGGAAGCGTGATTTCCTGAAACTGTACCTGAGGTCTTGCACAGTCGATTACTTGCTTAGTTAATGCTAGACCTGCAGTTGACCCAACACCAAAGTTCAAGAAGTTGACTCTGAATCTGAACTGTAGCTTTGGCATCAACAGGCCCTGATTACCACCTGCGTTGTCAGACGCGACAGTCATGTTGAACAATGATTGTGAGGCTGTTGCCATTTTAATTTCTCCTGTTATAAGTATTTATCTTTTAGAGTGAGTGTCTCGGAAGACACTCACTCTAATTATAGTTAAGCCTGATTGCCTAGTTCACCGGTGTTCAGAATACGAACTGGGATATAGATGAACTCGACAGCCTTAACAGGCTCGATAGCACAGTCTACCCAAAGCTCATTTCGGTCGATTCTCGCTGGGGTATTGTTTGACTCATCACAGACGACCAAGAAGTCGTAAACTCCGCGCTTCGCAACAAGATCAACAAAGAGTGATTGGATAACACCAGTAATCTGTTGACGAGTTAATGCATCGTTGGGTTCGAATACGAATGGTCTTGCAGCGATTGTCAATTGACGACGAATGTAAGCTACAAGTCTTGCTACGTTAATTCGATCAAGCGCAGATTGTGATGCAAAGCTTGACTTATTACCATAGTTCAACAATCCGTTACCAGTGAAGAACACTAGTGGGTTGATTTCATTAGTGTAGAGTACGTCACGCAGACCGATGTTGGTCTTGAATGATTGGAACTCACCAGTTACTGAGTTAATGTAGCCGATGTTCGTTGCGTTGTCAATGATACCGCGACGAGTTCCTGCTGGTGCAAACCAAGGGAAAGCAACAGTGTCGTTACGCAGAATAGTTCTGATCATCATGTGCGATGGGGGAACTGCAACAAGATTTCCGCTCAAGTCTGAAGTGATACCTGATGGGTAGAACAAGCCCATATAACTATTGCGGCTGACGAGACCTAGTTCACCGGTTGCATCAGCATTTGCATCGTTGTTTGCCCATGCAGTGATTGCAGTTGCATCAGGTGGAAGTCTCATCGGAGTATCACCGACGATGAAGCCAGTGTCGCCCCTATCATTGTTGAGTACAATCATGTTAGGCTGTAGCTCAGCATAGTTTGGTGTAGCAATCAAGTTGAACTCGTTGTCTTCATCACGAATTGCAGTATTGGTATCAATTACTTCTCTCAGTGCCTTAACAACCATATTGCGTTGTGCTTGACGACCCATATAAGGTGAACCGTTGCCCTTCAGTCCCGATACACTCAACCATGTGTCAGTTTCAGTTGGTAAGACCATGTCAGGGAAGCGAATGCTGTTGAAGTAGTTAACACGGTACTGCTTGACATTATATCCTGAGCGACGAGTGTTGAACAACAACATACCTACTGGGTAGATTGAGTTCTCCGGAGCGTCGGGGTCAAGATAATTGCTAGATAGCAAACTCTTGATGCTTGGGATAGGATCGTTCGCTGGATTCGTTGTGCCATTAGTTGCCCAACGTGCATCTGCAAACAATACACCAGACGGTGAAGTTTGATCAGCGTTGTCGATCAACACCCACTGATCTGTACCGTCCCTGAACTGCCAACGATTGATCAATGGATAGTTCTCAAGATCAGAAGTGTTGATCCAAATGTCACCGTATACTAGAGCAGTACCATCTGATTGCACGGTTGGTGCGGTTGAAGCAACCAACGGGCCGTTAGGGTCAGTCGCAGGTGATCCGGATGGTGCAGGGAAGCCATTTGAATCGTAGCTTACAGTTCTGTAACCCTGCCAACCTGATGAGGTGTTTACCATGATATCTACTTCATCAACAACTGAATAGAACCAGTTAGTGAGGTCTGTTGGTGCTACAGTAGGAGCACCTTCGTTAGCAGTCATGTTAAATTCTACCCAGTTAGAAAGCTGAGTAGTGTACATCAACGAGCCTGCGCCTGCGAAATATTGAATTGAAGTTACAACGCCACCTGCGCTTACGCTCAATACTTTAACTTGTAAGTTATTTGCAGGGGTAGCGCCGCCCAAAGAAGCACCGGGGAATGTGACGACCTCACCTACTACATAACCGGTTCCTGCAGCATCGAAGGCAAGACTGTCTACTTGGTAGTTTTGGTAGCTGTTAGTTACATTTGGAATCAAGCCAGTGCCTGATCCTGTAGTAGCACTCTGTACTGGGTTGAAAACAAGATCGTAGAAGAATGGACCTTCTTTAACTCCTTGGGTAACACCGATATCGAACCCTGCTTCTGACATCAAGCCCGTGCTGAAGCCAGTTGCTTGATTCAGATCGTTAACAACAATCACACCGCCTTCAGTATGCTGGATTTGAAGCTCACCGGTATCTAGAACGACTGCACTAGTGAAGGGTGCACCTGCTGCTGCCCATGCTGTGACAAAATCAGTTGCGTCTGTGTTATCGGCTAGCGTCATCGTATAAGCTGAGCTTAGTGAGCTTGAGCCAGGAATCGAAGTTTGAATAGTTACTGTGTACGGTCCTTCCGTGAATGAAGGATTAGTATTAGTGCCGGTCACGATAGTTGCACCTGCTGCAATGCGTTCCCAATAATAGATCGGCGCGCCGGGTGCAGTTGATGGCATTGAATTAGCAGGGTTGTAATTAAAGTTGTACTGTGCATAGACACTTCCTGCAGGAATTGCCTTCCCGCCTGTTGCATCTATAGCACCAATTGCTTGCCAGTCGCTGTTTGCAAAGCTAACAGTTTCTGGAACCCAAACTGAACTTAATCCGCTCCACTGTGAAATTACAGGGTTGTAACCATTACCCGCCGCGCCAATCTTGATCCAAACTGAACCAGATGGTCTTGGGTAAGTCTGACCGGCTTGCCATAGCGGCTGTTGTGAAGAAGTACCATAAAACACTGCAGGCTGATAGTAAGTACCTGCTGCGATTCCTAAATCAGCTAGAACGGTGCCTGTGCCAGCAGCAATAGTGATATAGGGAGGAGTAGTTTTAGTAAAAGCCTGACCTGTCTGCGCTGAATAAATCTGCAACTTGCCACCGACTACTTCTGCTGATAGATATGGAATACCCAAATTGTTGATCGATGCAGCAACGATTGAAACTACGTTATTTGGATTTCCTTGGATAGTGATAGTTTGCGCGGCTGACCCGTTGACTGAAATAGTGAAAGTGTCGGTAGCTGTCAACGTTGGGTTTGCATTTGAACCTTGAATGGTTGGATTTGCATTTAACCAATCCGAATCTCCGACTCTTGTCCAAGTGTTATCAGATGCCTTGAAGAAGTACATGCCCGAAGTTGAAGCACTCGCGTAATCGTAAGTCGGGATTGCGATAACTGCATATTGCCCGATTGACCCGATACTCGCTAGAGGATAACCAGCAGACAACTGGTTAGGGTCAGTAATTACGATTGGAGTCTGAAGTGCGAACTGACCAGTTGAAGCATTAAATGCAAAGATACCCCAAGTTGAAGTAGCTGAGTCTAACCACCAAGTGCCATCTGCAGGTGAACCAGTTGGACGACCTGTCTCACCAACTAAAGCTGCAAGATCAATGTCTGCTCTCAAAGTGTAAACACGATTAGTCACACCGAGTGCAGAATAAGCAGCAAGAAGTCCGTATTCATTGAGTTCATAACCCTGAATAGGAGTACCAGCAGAAGTGGTATAGAAGAATGGATTACCGTATAGAGTGACAAGGTCACGCTGGCTAGTAACTTGATAAAGCTTACCGGCATTAGCAGGAAGTGTTCCTGCTGCTACAGCAGTTCCGGTAGGATCGGCTTTGTTGCTTGCCGTAGCAAGAACAATGAGTGGGATAGAGTTAGTTGGGGCCGGAAGATACTGACTCTGATCAATGATCGTAACTTCTACACCTGGTGAATTTAATGGCATGTCATTTTTCCTTTGTATGATTTTGAGGTTTACCACCTGCCTAGTAATGATTACTAAGTTTCTAATGATTATTTAGCATAGAACTTAAAAAAGCAGGTGCAGGCGTGCCTTTAAAGGTAAATATGCATAAATACTCGTATGCTGAAAAGACCTATATGCAAAGACTGTAATAAGAACTACTCTGCGATAAACTATATCCGCAAAGGTAAGACCTATTACCGTCGCCTGTGTGATAGTTGCGGGAAATTAAAAGCCAAGAAAAAACCCAGAGTTTTGCTCTGGGAGAAAGCAGGCTATAAAAAGAAACCGCAATGTGACTTGTGCGGCTTCAAGAGTCTATATGCTAGCCAGATGACCGTCTTTCATATTGACGGTGATTTGAATAATGTAGCGTTTAGTAATCTCAGAACGATCTGCCTAAATTGTGTTGAGATCGTGAAGCGCAAGGAAGTTACCTGGCGTCGGGGAGATTTAACTGTTGATTACTGACGCAATCTGCTTGTGTAGATCATCAATCGTGCTGTTGTTGTCAAGATGATGGTCATAGTCCAACCCCACGCTGCTATACTCGCTAGCATGAACGTTATAATACTTCAGCTTTGATATATACAGTTCACGCTGTCCAGCATTCTGCGTTGTATTGTATCGTTCAGCATAGTAATACCATTCAGGATTCTCGCCACGATGACAACGCATGGTGATACCACCTGCACCCTTGATAGCAGCAATTTCGTTGGGGAATCGACAATCGGTTATCACGATATTATCCTTGATGCCGCGCAGTCGATTCTCCACGTTTGCTACCCAAATATCGTTGTGAAAGTGCTTACGAGCAACATCAGTTCCCCACTGTTGCAATACCCAACGAGGAGTAAGATCGGGAATTCCTAGACGATCTGCCCACCAAGTGTCAACTTCTTCTCGCCATTCTCGGCTAGTCTTAGTTGAACCTTCAAGAAGTTCACGGTCCCAATTAAAGATGACTGCCACAGCATCTTTAAGCGCACCAGCAAAGCTCATACGCTTGAATCCATGAAACGTGCAGAGATAATCAGCGGCAGTATCTTTGCCGCTACCGATGAGTCCTGTAATTCCTATGATCATTCTTATAATATAACACAAGAAGTGTGTGTTGTCAAGCCTTAATTAGCCTTGAACCCAAGTCAGAGGCTGCGAGCCATCTACGTAGTTCTTGAGTTCCAGTAGTAACTGTTCTTGAAGTGCCTTAGATTCAGCTTTCATTGCAGTACCGTTCAATGTAGTGCCGCCGCCTGGACCGGCTATGGTTCCAAACTTTTCACGAGCTTCGCCGATGATGCCCTTTAGAATAGCGATGATAAAGTCAGCGATCCATACCCCGGCGTAAGGGTCTTGCAGCAAGATTGCTTCCGGTCGCTGAATATCAGCCCAGATCAGAATACGCTCACCTGTTCCTTTAAAGTCACGGACGACACGTAGAACCTTAGTGACTGGGTCAAACGTATAAGTGACGTAGCCACCGAACATACGAGCAGCCAGTTCAACGTAACCGGCATAAAAGTCGTATGTTGCCATACCACCTGTGTAGTTATAGTTCAACAGATAGGTGTTGAGAATAGCACTTGAGAATGGGTCGAATGATGATGATGAAGGGCCCGTCTCAAGTCCCACTGTGCGTCTGAACAACGCACGAACGTTGATGAAGTCCGAAGGAAGTGTGTATGTATCTACGTTCTTAACGACAGTCAACAGTGTGTATGACTCTTGCGTGGCGTTCTGCGCTCTCTGTCGATAGATTTTGATAGCGTAGTTGTACGCAGCCTCATAGTGTTGAGGGTCAAGTTCTAGATCAATGATATCGCCGCCCATACGCAAACGGACGTTCTCAAACAGAGCCTGCTTGAGTTCTTCTAGGTTAAGACTGGTAGGCGTTGATAGAATATCTGCGGTCATGTGCGTTTCCTTGCTATATCTATTTAGTCAGGAAACACTTGACCTCAATAGTTAAAGATCGCCATCCTTGCGGTTCTCACTATAGTGAGCATCAAACTTACCGCCAGGATATCGGTCTTGTAGCTTATGCACGTTTTCTGCAAGCACTTCGTTAGGATCAAGCCCAAGTGCGTTACAAGCATTAACCCAGTACCAAGCAATGTCACCGAGTTCACGCTTCATATGGAAGATGTTGTCTTCGTTAAGCGGTTTGCCTTGGAACAATACCTTCTTCACGATTTCCTGAAACTCGCCACCTTCACTACCGAGTCCGGTGCTTGCAGTCATAAGCAATGCAAGATTGACATTGGTGCTAGCGTCAAGCTCTTGTAGACGCTCGATAAGTGCAGAAAGGTCCTTGCTTGGTCCAGAGCATACAGTAAGAACGAAGTCTGCGTATTTGTTTAGATCAATTTGGTTTGTCATATAGGTTCCTTTTAAAATGCCTTGAGAATGATGAGGTCAGCGTTGAAGCGTCCGTTCGGCACAGCTTCAACAGCCTTGATCTCCTTGAAATACTTACGTGCAGCGGGCCTGCTGCCGGTGAGAGCCTTGATTTGTTCAACGGGCTTACGCAGCGTCTTAATGCTGCTCTCGCGTGTGTCAAATCCAAGAAGTGTGTTACCCTTAACGATCAGGCAGTTGCTGTACTGATCTGCAACGTAATGGTGCATCTTGCGCTTACGAGTGTCGTAGACCCAAGCTTCCTGCGCATTGTGCAGCTTCTCGGGGGACAGTCCCACAAGATCCAGTTTGAGAACTTCATCCTTGAAGGACCGAAGATGCTTCAACTTAGAAACGACCTTAGCAACCGGAACTGCTTTGCGAACACGCGGGGCGCGAGTTGCTTGCTTGATCGCAACGTATGCAGTCAAGTTTTCAATGATCTGATCGGCAAACTTAATCATGCTATTAAGCTGGGTGCGAGTGTACTTCGCGTATCCCTCGCTCAATTGAGGGCACTTACCTTCTTTAGCTTCCTCATATTCAGCCTTGAGAGCTTCCCAGTGCTTGACGTAACTGTTGAGGTGTTGAGGGAGAACTTTCTGCTCGCTCAGAAAACCCATCACCGCGTCCTTAGTTGCATACTCCTTAGGATAGCCTGCAATCATGAAGTCGTCGGCGATACCTTCAATCTCCCCGAAAGCGTCACTAGCCCGTTCACGCATCCGCTCTTGGATGTTCTGACGGAACACGGGCTTCGCAATCTTATCAGCTTCTACTTTATTTTCTTCTTCGACGATTTTAGCACCGTCTGAGATCGCTGCCGCGACACGGTCCTTGATGAACGTAGTCATAGGATTCAGAACGGGACCTGTGCCCGAAAGTGCTTCCCAATAGTCCGCTTCTGCCTGATTGTGATCGGGGCAACCAGTGTGCAACAGCTTGCAAGTGATAGCATGCCAGACATTGAGAGAATGAAGACCCTTCGAGGCTTTAGCGTTGCGAATGTCTTGAGCGGAGTAGTTGTTGTCCTTCATCCACTTCCAAATCTCAGGGAGCAGATCGGCTTCCTGAAAATTCTCATAGTAAAAATACTTTGCGTTGGTCTTGAACTTGTTGAACTGCTGGCCAGTCATTTTCTCCCAGCCAGTGAAGTCAGGACCAGTCATCTTCCGCCCGCGACGAATCGGGGCAGCACGAGCGACTTTCTTTTTGGTATTAACAAGAGAGGGACGACGAGCCATATGAGTCTCCTAAATTTCAGATTACTTATATAATATACAAAAAGGCCCGACAAAAGTCAAGCCTTTTATTTCCTATTGAAAACAACAAATTATACTGAGACGAGAATTTTGCGGCAGGAAAGCTTTTGCTCCTGCTTCTTTTTATCAGGCATGACCCTAGGCTTGTTGAACTTGAACATGTTCTTGTGAACGTGATTACGAGTTTTCATTGCCTTGCTCCTCATCATGTATTTATAATAGCATGACTCTTATCCAAAGTCAACCAAATTTCACCGGCTCTAGTGAAAGAATACAATAATCTCGGTCAAGTGCCGCAGACGAGAATGCACATGGCGTATCACGAGACGTAATGTAGGTAATCTTCATACACATCTCGTCCCCGGTGTACTTGCCTGCGAACGGGTCGTATTCCTGTAGTGTGAGAATATCGCCAACCTTATACTGGCGATCCTTGAGGTCTCGCATATCGTGCTTTTTCTCCCCGCGCTTGAACGCTTGAAAGAAAGGAATCCAACTTTTTACATTATGTTCAGTCATACTTTAACTAATAACACCGTCCGTTGAGAGTGTCAACCTATTTCGTACGATAAATAAAGATATGCCACGTTTGTCACTTTATCGTCCGAATAAACAGAACGATTATCGCTTCTTTGATAGAACGATATCAGAACAATTCACTGTGGGCGGAACTGACTTGTATATTCACAAATATGCGGGTGTAACTAATCAGGGACCGTCGATTGACCCTACTCAACCACAGTATCTAGAACCCAATCCTACACAAATTCAAGACTTGCTGTTTTTAGAAAACAGAGATAGAAAGTATGATACTAACATCTATCGTTTGAGAGGGCATTATAACGTTCAGAATTTAGACTTCGATCTAAGTCAATTTGGGTTGTTCCTAAATAACGATATCATCTTTGTTACTGTACACTACAATGATATGATTGACATCATTGGTAGAAAGTTAATGGTGGGTGACGTTCTCGAACTTCCTCATAGGATTGACTACAATCCATTAGATGAGACTATTCCAATAGCATTAAAGCATTTCATGCAAATCACAGATGCTAACTACGCGAGTGAAGGTTTTTCTCAAACCTGGTACCCGCATCTGTGGCGTATCAAGTGCGAACCTCTCGTCAACAGCGAAGAATTTGCAGATATTCTTAATGCTCCTACTAACCAGGACAACTATCTTGGTGATTTTGATCCTGCTAAGACTTATCCTCCTGGCTACACAGTCACTTATGGTGGTAAAATTTACAAGTCAATCATCGAGGTTCCTCCTGGAATCACTCCACCAGACGCAACTTACTGGCAGGTAGAGGCGAACAGTAGTATTGCAGATATTCTTTCTACATACAACAAGAATATTGAGATCAACAATGCTGCTCTACGTGAAGCACAGCGGTTAGTTCCTCTTTCGGGATACGACACTAGTAAGCTGTATATTGTTCCTACATATGGTACATTTCAATCTAACGGTGTTCCGTCTGGTAAGTTGAATCAACCTGCCCCGCCGATAGGCATCAACACACAACCCGGAACTACTCCCGGTCCTCCTGCAGTTGGTACGGTTATGATGATTAAAAATCCTCGTTACAGAAATACTGCTTCCGGAATCAAAATCAAGAAGTCAGTTCTTGAAAGCATCTGGGACATGACTGCCGATTCTATCGGCTTCAATGACAAGATTGATAAGTTTGTCCAAGCTCAGCTTTCAGTCATTGAGCAAGCACCTCAAAAAACAGACGGTGGTTCAGGTTCAGTAGAAACAGACAAGATTCTAAACGTACAATCATTTGGCATCGTGACTGGTCCGTACGGGACCGCGGATAACACCTATGCAACTGCGGATCAGAATCCAGAAGCTCCTGGCTTCATCGGAGATATCACGATTAACATGGACTATCGTGCTGACTGTATCCCAGGCTTTCAGTACATTGCTCGTGCAAGTCCACGCTCATTTGGCTACACCACTGGATATATGTCAGGCGACGGTCAACCACCAAACGGCTTCCCGCTAGGAACAGCAGGTTTAGAAGAAGGAAGGCTATCAACAACAGGTGCAGGTATCACTTTCCCGGAAAATCCACAAGTAGGTGAATACTTCTTACGTATTGACTATCTACCTCAATTATTGTATCGCTGGGACGGCTTGATGTGGATCAGGATCAGTGATAAAGTCAGGACTGATACAGGCTTTGGCATCGAAGACCGCTCGTTGAAATCGTTATTTATTAATGATAGCGATCAAATCTATCTAAATAGTGAAGAGAAACTGGTTCCCGAAGCTCAGCCGTTGTCATCGATATTGCAGCCTAAGCCAGACGTTCTACCACCGGAGTAATATCAAACTATGGCCCAATTTTTCTACGACAATCAGGTCCGTCGTTTTCTGATTCAATTTGCCAAGATATTTTCAAACTGGTATGTCACCAGAGGCAAGGATCCCAACGGTAATGAAATCCTAGTACGTATACCAATCATGTACGGTGATTCAAGCAGACAAGCAGCTACTATCATTGCTAACAACTCTGCTAGTAATCTTCCATCAGCACCTTTGATCACATATTATATCACCGGGATTGAGTATAATCAGAAATGGACACAGGATCCTACGTTCGTCGATAAACTAAACGTTAGACAACGTGCATATAATCAAGATACACAAAGCTATGAGACTACACAAGGACAAGCGTTTACAGTTGAACGCTTGATGCCTGTTCCTTATACGTTAAGAGTTAATGTAGACTTTTGGACTACTAACTATCAGCAGAAGCTAGAAATCTTCGAACAGCTAGCGACTCTATTCAACCCTGCTCTTGAAATACAAAGCACTGATAACTTTATCGACTGGACTTCGTTGTCCGCAGTATTTCAAGACGGCATAACATTCTCAAGCAGAACTATTCCAGTTGGAACTAACAACCCGATCGATGTCATGACTTGGAAGTTCTATATGCCTATCTGGATCAGCACTAGTTCTAAGCTCAAGAAGATGGGAGTCATCCAAAAGATCATCGCCTCTATCTACAAAGGTTCTGCTCTACTGGATGTCCAAGACGATCAGTTGTTGCTTGGCACTAGACAAAAGATTACACCTTATGGTTATAAAGTATTGTTGTTAGGTAATAGACTACAATTACTTCCTGCCAATGAAGCATTTAACCCATCCAACGACGCATTAGCGTTACCCGATAGTCCTAATACTAACCTATATTGGTCTGCGCTGCTGAACGTATACGGCGCCATCAAGCCCGGCATCTCTCAGATTTGGCTACAGAATCCATACATGAATGACGACATTGTAGGTACCATTGTTCCTGATCCAACGGATGATAGATTCTTGATCTACAATATCGACCAAGACACCCTACCTCAAAACACGCTAGCTCCCGTGAACAGTATCATTAACCCCCAATTAACCGGGCCCAATGCAGGATTGCCAGGCCCGATGCCAGGAGTACGGTATCTAATTGTAGAAGATATCGGCAGTGCGGGTGCTACCACTGTTTCATGGGGAGGACTAGTCGCAAATGCTAATGACATTGTTCAGTTTAACGCCAACACCGGACAGTGGTTTGTATCTTTTGACTCTCAAGCTTCAACTACTGTGCAGTTTGTCACTAATTTAACGACTAGTGTGCAGTATCGCTACGTGAATGCCGATGGAATGTGGATGAAGTCATACGAAGGTTGGTATGATCAGGGCGATTATAGTATCGTCATCTAAAATGTCTCATCAAGCAGTCGGCGTCTTCTTCTATAGCAAATCTAGTGCTAGATATCTGTATCTACTCAGGTCGGATATGAGAAATCCAACGTGGAGTATTCCCGGAGGAAAACTTGAGGATAACGAAACATTACTAGATGGGATTCAAAGAGAATGCACTGAAGAAATAGGGTTCTTCGATCCCACTCTAAAATTTGTTCCTATTCAAAAATTCGTGAATAATACGTTCGTGTATCATACGTTCTTCTGCGAAGTGGGAGATGAATTCATTCCTAAATTAAACGATGAACATGTGGGTTATGCTTGGGTAGGAGATGGATTATATCCCAAGCCATTACACCCCGGATTGTTTAGTACTGTCAACATTGACGTTGTTCAAGAAAAGCTAGATATATTAACTGGTTAATAACCGTATCACATTCCAACTAGTTTTTGTATTGTGTCGAAACCTAATGCGCCTGCTAACACACCTGCACCCATAAGCATCCAGCGCCATTTTTCTAGCGCAGAAATCTTCTTATTAACCTCGTCGTGCTGGGCGTTGTTTTCATCCTGAAACCCTTTGATTAGATCATGTGTTTCTTGTATTTGCGTTTTGATCTCATTGCGAAAGTCCTTCAGGTCAGCCTTTAGATCATCAACTTTTTCATTGATATTTCCATACTGAACCTGAAGGACCGCAATTTCGGTCTCAGCTTGCTTGAGTTGTTGAACGGAAGAAGTCTGAGCCATAGTCATCTACCTTATGCGTTGTTGATAGTTACGATTGGGTTCGGCTGACCATTGTCTACGTTCGCAACAGCGGCTGCGTTGAACGATGAAATGACATCCGGGTTAACGTTAGCCAATACCGCAAGACCTGTACCGGAAGCAGTTCCAGTAGCAGTGAATGTGATACCAGTCATGTTAGCCATAGCACCGACCGAAGTCCAGTTTGTTGTACCTGCGCTGTAAATTGTGTATACAGTACCGATTACTAGTGAACCAGGAGCAACTGTTGCTGGGAATAGTTCACTATCATAGTTGTTGATGCTTGAAACATACTGTGTACCGGAAGCTGCATTAGTTGCGATGATAGACATCGTGTTTGGTGTCAATGCAGTGTTCGCAACGTTAGCAGTATAAGCTGCACCAGTGATGTTAGTTACTGCACCAGTTACGAGATACTTTGTCTTTCCCTTTTGACGGACAATATAGCCCGCTTCTGGAAGTGCCTGAATGAATGGATCACCTAGACCAGTTGGTCCTGTTGCGTTGTTTGCTGATACAGCACCTAAAACAACACGGTTCTGAACAGCGTTTGGTGTACCTGTAGCATCTGATAAATCTACTTCTGCGCCACCGCGTGTTGCAGAAACAGTAAAGGCAGCTGCGTTAGCAATTGCCTTAACAAAGTATGTAGTACCTGTTACTAGACCACCTAAGTTAGCAGTAAATGCAACTGGTGTATTTACTGTCAATGTTTGTGAATTGCCACTTGTACCGATGATGTTACCGGTGTTAGCTGTGTTAGCAACTGCAATAGTCAAGTTACCTTTTGTTGCTGTACCGGTACCTAATAGATTTACGTTATTACTTGCATCAATTGCAAACAAGATAGAACCTGTTGCCAAATTTGCGAAGTCAGTACCAAGACCAACTACAACGTTGCTCCCAGTGTCAGCATAGACTGTACCGGTGCCATTGACACCAAATGCCACGTTACAAAGAACTTGCTTACCGTAGATACCTGTGTTGCCACCGACTACGCCGTATGTGTTAGAGTTCGTTGCCGGGAAACCTGCGCCGCCGACTGGGTTGTTGAAGTATGCATCAACTACTGCGACTGATGCAGCTACAGAACCACCTGATGAGTCTGTTAGTGTTGCCATGACTTGAGGCTGAACACTTAGCTCTGTTGCAGAAACGTCAAATGTGTTGTTGGATAGAATTGAATTGATATAATAAATTGTACCGGCTACAAGTCCACCGACTGTAGTAGCAACGATGAATGGCATACCAGCGGCTACGCCGACAGTAGGTGAAGTAGTTAAATTATCTGATACTGTTACGATACTGCCTGCTTCGGCTGTATCAGTGATGGTCAAGATTGCTTGAGCCTTCGCGATTTTTAGTGGGCGTCCCATTTGTTTTCTCCTTATGGTTGCGAGTTCTAGTCGCTACGCAGTGGGTGCTGCATAAGTTCTCCTTGTGAGAACGTATGATGTATTTAGCTTTATTGCGTAAAAACTTATTGAGTTGGTCCCCCGTTTGCCGGAGTCGCGAGAACACCAGAAGTACCGGTATTAGCATGAGGAGCACCAAGTTCAGTGATGGTAAACAAACTATTTGCACCTGCAACAGATAGATATGATACCACGTTTCCCTGTCCAACAATCACGCTATTGAGAGTAGTGTTGGGTGGAACAAACTGACTATTAGCGTTTGCTACACTATAAGCAACACCGTATGGGTTATATCTTGCATTAGCTCCGCTGATCGCTACTAAAGCGTTAGCAGCTAGTACTAAGCTAGTGTTGTTAGCAATTGATTGTACGATACCCACCGAGTTACCACCTGTGTTTCCGATCCATGCACCCACATTTAACTCAGTAGTGAACGATGTACCTGACCCTGTAATTACGTTGCTGTTTGTAGCGCAAGTGACTGTACCAGTCAGTGCTACGTTCGGGAAACTAGTAGTGTACTGAATCCCAACATTTGATGTAGCAATCCTCACCCTATCCGTAGCAATGTTTGCTGATGCTGACGGCGAAGCTGAGTTTGCTGTATATGCGTATGATGCCATTTTATTATCCTTTTAAATTAAGCGAACGTTGCGCCAACAGTGTACCATTGAGTGCCACTAGTCGCGTAATATTGTATACTTGCACCCGAAACGTGTGAATATGCAGCATTCGTTGAACCGCTATTAACGGCTCCACCTGTTGCCGGGTAAACATTAAGAGTATTAGCACTGGTATTATTAACAATTAATACTATACCGGCGACTGCGGTTGGAAGCAATACTCCGTTTGCCCCAGAAGAAACTGTACTGACAACATTAATCTCTTTGGTCAATGCTGTTGCAGTACCCTGTGTTGAGCCTGCTGCCGTAATGCCAGTTGTGATCGAACGAATATGATAAGAAGTCGCTACTAGGTTACCGCCTGTTATGTTGCCGTTCACTGCTAACGTTTGGGTGGTCAAAAGTCCAGTTGCTGCATTGAAAGAAATGTTAGCGTTAGATGCAAGTGCGTAGTTTGCACTAGTGTTGGCGCTCACAAATACCGGGTAGAAGGTACCGGTTGTCTGCGTAGTCACTGCGCCGAAATCTGAAACATTTGCATGTGCGACATTGAGGTTCGCTACACGAGTAGTTGACACGACTTGAATAGGGGCAGTACCAGTATCTGCAATGTTTGAAAATAACCTAGTTCCAGTCACGAGACCGGCTGAGTTCAAGTTGCCAACGTTTGCATTGCCGTTAACAGTTAATAATGTTGCAACGCTATCATACGTGAGAGCAGCACTACCTGCCAAAGTTCCCCCGCTGTTAAACTGAATCGCGTTAGCAGGAGGGGAAGCAGCAAGAACTCCGCCGGACCCACCCACGTTAGCGATAGCTCTACCCCCTTGTTGATAAACATTGGCTGTTAAACCGCTGGTAGTTTGTAAAGAAAGGATGTTTGAAGCATTCCCGTCAGCAGACGTTGCGATTCTTATTGTAGTTCCGGTTGGCTTGTCATACACATAGTATGTGGTGTTTGCGGTAATACCGCTAGTTGACATGTTGCCGATGAAGGACACTGCTGCATTAGCAGTGAACTGTGTTGAATTTCCTATTGTAACTCGATTAGTAGTTACTGTTGTTGCACTGACGTTAGTATATGCATATGCAGAGTATGCGGACGAGTCTACCGGAGTGCTTAATCCAGAGTCAGAATAGAGTGAGAATGTGTTTGAAGTAAGCACATTGGCGTAATAAGAATTACCATTTAGTTCAACCATTCCCTGTGCATCGGTGATCGTTACCCTAGAACCATCAGTGAAGAAGTTGTTTCCTGTCGTGGTAACAACAGCGGGGTTAGCTTTTGTTACGTTCTCGATGCCGGCAGTGATTGTTGCTTTGGGCGTCCAAGAAAGATTACCTGTACCGTCAGTCTGCAACACATAGCCACTGGCGCCGCCGTCGAGCTTAACATTACTCGCATCACCTAGTGTGATCAGCCCGCCGGCGTTCCCGCCGCGATTTACCCAATTGGTGCCGTCGAACGCTAGGACTTCTCCGTTAGCAAGAGAAGATGCAGTAATGTTGATATTTCCTACAGCACCGTCAATCTGGCTAAAACTGATAGCGGAATACCCAGTAAGTACTTCAACGTTTTCATTCGGTGTTATCTTACCGATGAAAAGGCGTTTCTGGTCTGACGCCCAACCAAATTCGGCTTCATCTAATTGCGGTAGGTCTACTAAGTTACCCGACCGCTGCTGTATCTTCGAAATTTGTAAAATCGCCATAAGAGTAATCTTCGTCCATTGATATACTCTTATTTATGCTTTACGTATTCGAAATCCTCATAAGAATTTGGTGTAGTATTGTTCTAATCTTTTGTACCACATGTCAGTGTACTTGTCAAACTCGTTGCCCTCAACGATGAACTCTAAGTATTCAGGTTTAGTCAACAAACCGGCTACTAGTTCGGGCTTGACACACATAAAGATAACGCCCTTGCGTATCTTCGTGTTGTAGACTTCGTTGTGTGCTAGAGCATATGCACAGGTCTGAACAAAGTAGTCATCGATCCATTCTCGCTTCTTTACTTTGTTTGATTGCTTGTGGTCCATAATGGCTTCATCGCCGTCATGTATTCCACACAAGTCTGTGGTTCCTGCATAGACTTCGGGAAAATACAAAGAGACTTCAGTACCCCAAAACTCATCGCACTTAGTCAACCCCTGTTCGATGATTTGAGTAGCCATCAGATGACTCTGCTGACTGTAAGGATTGCTGCCGGGTTCGCCGCGTTTGTCTTCTCTGATGAAGTCTTCGATCCACTTATGCATACGAGTCCCCCTGCCCGCTGCTTCAGTGGTGATCTCCTGCGCTTTTTTGTGACCAACTCGCTTTCGCCAGTTTTCTAATGCTTGCTTAGATTCTTCTGACTTAGTTGCGTCTAGGATAGTCGTTACGCTGGGAACTTTAAACCCGTCGGGAGTGATATATCTGCGAGAGCCGTCGATGTTTACTTTGTTTAATTGTTGATACGGGAACTTATTTGTTATTGCCATGTGTTATTATATCACAGCTAGTTAAAAAATCAACTGAATTGGTTAAGTTTTCATCGCGCGTTTAGCCATATTTGCAACTATCTTATCGTTGTCTGGAGTGGCTGGTTTATCTATAGTGTCTTCTTTTTGGCCTTTGAATACCACGCGGTCACCTTGAATATTCTTAATCAACCCTTTGAGCGGGGGAGTCTTGATCATGTTGTATAGATCGTTGACATCTAGAATAACGTCGTAATCCTGAAAGTAATCCAAAAGCTCATCCACGGTGTAATCGTCTCCGATCTCGCCGTTGTCCAAATCATCTTTTAATTGATTGGTAAGAGCGACGATCTTCGCCACAGTAGCGTTGTCTTCGTCGAATTCAAAGAGGCGCATTGTTATCGCTTTGCGCGGCCAACATTACCTGTCTGCATGTCTGGCTCTTCTTCCGGAACAGGTGGAAGTTCTTCCGGAGCAGGCGGAAGTTCAGCCATTGCATCAGCACCCGCTGCTGCATCTACATCCATCTCGTCTTCTACGCTATCTAAGCCTGAATCGAAGCCGGAATCGAAGCCAGCATCGGCTTGGCCTGTGAGGCCGTTCAACGCAGATTGTAGTGCATTCTTAGTTTCCAATAGTGTAGTGTTAAGAGTAGCCAGAGAACCTGACACTTGTCCGTTGAATTGAGTGCTTTCGTTGGCACCGATTTCTGATTGAATCGAATCGACAAGAGCAGGAAGTTCCTTAACAAGCATGTCATTGGTGTCTTCGTACATCTTCTGAATTGAGTCAACCATGTCTTGAGCAGCAAGGATGACCTGTGATCTTTCTACTTCTTCGTTTTCGAAAACAATGCGAGGAGTCTTGATAGTTCTGAGATATTGAGTTAGAGCCTGTTCCATGAACAATGCCTTCAGATATGCGGGATTATTCTGAGTCTTATAGAAGTTTGCTGACTTCTTTGACTCTCTGAGCAAGTTGGTTACTTTGTTCAGCATAGCGCGGGCGCGAGGTCCGTTCAATGCAGATACGTCAACTCCAAGAGCAAAGTTTTCCTTCAGTGCCCTTGCTGCAACATTCTTGTTATCTAAATCATTAAGTTTCATGGTTGGCTCTTCCGTTTTGATAATGTATTTATCACAGACATCTAAGTTTTGTTTGGTTAGTCCGATTAAACTTGCTAGTCTGTATCATCTTAGAACTATTTATATAAGATTTGATCTCGTCTAGGATTTGCCTTCTTTTTCGAGTACCCTCTTGCAACTTGACCACGTAAAGCCATTTAGAATCTTGGCCCAAATGCTTACGCAACAGTTGTCTATGTATTAGCAACTCAGTATAAATGCTAGACAACTGTAAGTCTAAGGCTTGCACCCTGTTAGCTTCTCGTGTCTTGCCCGCATGATGCAAGGTGCACCAGGCTACTGCATTACGTATAGTTTCAAACTCAATCGTGACACCTTTACTAAAAACTTTAAGCCATCCTTGATTAGTAGGTACAATAGTGTATTTTCCAAACAGAGAATATCTGCCGGTTTGATCCTTAGTAATCAATACTTCTTTAAGATCAGACTTCAACTCGTCTTCGAAAAATTGATTTAGCTTGATTTCAGTTTTCATTACCTTACCTCAAAATAAATGTTTTTTAGCTCTTCGGTAGTATCCATATAAGTAGGTAAATTACCTACTTGATTTGGACAGAGTATCATAGGAACACCGTTGCAGTCACTATACAGTGACCCTAAGGGTTCTGTCCCTTTATCAAATACGCTAGTGTGTTGAACTTCAAATTCAAAATTCCAGCAATAGCTAATGGTATCTTCGTTTGGAGTGTAGAGAAATCCAAAGAGATTGAATTCATGATCAGTCATTTCTATTCTAGCAGGAAATCTAACGACTTCAGGCTGAGAACGCATAGAAACGACTTGTAATATGGTATCAAAATTACACTGAGTGTTGCGCTTTCGCAACCATCCCTCAATATCATCCTGATTTGGTTTGGAACGATTCATCACCCCAGTCTGGGTTATGTCAAAAAGAGTATAACAACACAGGCGATGCATTTTAGTATTTAGAGCCAAAAAAACCCGGGGATAAATTAATACCCCCGGGTCTTATTGTAGTAGATGTACTAACTATTAGTTAGTGAAAGCTGCGGTAGCTGAACCAGTTGTTGTGTTTGCGACACCGGCTGCTGTCAATGCTGCATTGATAGCAGCAACAACGTTTGAGCTTGCACCGAGTGAGTTGTCTACTGCCCATGAACCAGTTGGGTAAACAGCGAATGCAACAGTATCAGTAGAAGTGTCAGTATACTCATAGATGTAAACAGTTGCAAGCTGCTGAACTGTTTGAACCATTACGTTCACTTGTGCGCCAGTGAAACCAGATCCGCTCGCTGCTGAGATCGTGAAGAAGTCGAGCTTTGGACCCTGCGGCTGAACAGTTGCGCCGGATTGAACTGCGTTTAGACCTGAGTTAGTGTATGATGCTGCGTCTAAGCGTAGAACTGGTAGATAGTCACCGTTTGTTTTTGTAAATTGTGCCATTTTAATTTTCCTTTTAATGTGTGAGATCATTGTCTCATACATTTATTTATGCTAGGATGAAAAAAAGTCGGTTTTGGGCGCTAGTCTCTATGGTTTAATATTATATTTCTGTGCTAATTTTGGATTAGCCTTAGCTAGAGCTTTTAGTTTTTCTTCTGCTGTATCGGCGCCTTTCGCCGCCGATGTTTGTCCTGTCTTAGATGCGCCGCTGCCGGATACACCAAAGTCTGTTATACCGTCGGCTGCGACTGGGTTGCCGGCGGGCTGCTGGTTCGTCGCATTAGCTAAGCCTTCTGGTGAAGTTGATCCTGCAGCCGAGATTGCGTATGCTGCCTTAGCTAACTGCTGGATTGCTCCCTTCCAGTTACCCTTTGGGTAATTAGTTTCAATGGCGCTAATCAAAGATTTAACTTGTTGCTCTCTCCCGCTCCAGTTAACTCCTTTCATCCATTTCCCAAACCAAGTCATCAAATAGGTAGAAATACTTTGATCAGCTTCACCGGATTGACTCTCAAATAGTTCAGTAATAATTCCTTCAAAAACAAGGTCCATTTTCTTGAATTCGGTGGTCGCAACTGGGATTGGATTACAACGACTTAAGAATACACCTGAGTTCCTAGCACCTTCGTAAAGACGAATTCGAAGACCTAAATTGTCCCATGTTAGCCCGTGTTCTCTGAGCATGTTAGTAATTGCACGATATACGCTCTGCGTTAAGAATCTTTCGCCAGCTTTACTACTTGCATTCCAAGTAGGAGCGAGTTCACTTACGTCATATCCAGCGTTAGCAAACTTAAGAATCTTGTTTGCAGCATGAGTCCCGCTCTCTTTATCACCTTTAGCTAGTTTAGCCATGTCACTGTTCAGTTCTGTAGCAAAATTAGCTGGAAGAGGCTTTGCTCCGGGTTTCGGTTGGAGCCGACGCATTTGTCCTTTAAGATTTTCATAAGGATCAGTTGCGGCTGCATTTTTACCACCGGCAGGAGCAGCAGGGGGAGCACCGGCAGGAGCAGCAGGGGGAGCCGTGGGCGCTACTTTGGCGGCAGTGTCAGCGTTGTTAGCGGTGTCGGCAGGCGGTGCCTTCGTTGCGGTACCCGGAACAACTATACCTGATTTAACTGCATTTTGCAAGGAAACAATTGCATCAGCAACAAAGTCTTTAAGGAACAGATCAGACTGTAGTTGAGCTTGTTGAGTCACCCCCGGCTGGAACATGCTCTTAAGACCGGCCGAGTACACATCAAGGTCTTCGCCCAGAGCTCCTTCATTAAGTTGTGGGTTTTTGAGTTCACTAATCTTCATGTTTTTTCCTCAAGCTCTTAGAAAATCTTGCTTGGTCCTTGCTCTTGATAGCACTCAAGAGTTTCTTTTCAAGAAGCTCGGCCTTTTCGGAAGAATAGTGTTTTTGCATCAACTCAATAAGATGAATTGCACTGGCAATGACATTCGACGCCCGGCTCTCAATGACATGGGAAATGTCACGAGTATCACCGTACGCTTGTAGTTCTTCTAAAAGGCTCTTAGTCTTTTTTTGCATAGTTTAAGGATCCTATAGTCTTATTTAGTCTAAGAACTTAAAATTATTTCTTTAGAGAGTTCAACAATGACTTGAGTTTAGCTGATTGTGCATCTACTACTGGTCTTTCTGTCTGTTCTATCGCATCCTGCACAGCATTGTTCACTGCTCCTACCTGACTAGTAGTCCTGATCTTATCCATTATTTGAGAAGGAGTTGCTTGAGTGTTCTTGTCCCCGTCTGGATCATCGTCTGTAATACGCATAGTCTCGATGTTATATTCTAGATCGATCTTCATACCTACACCCGTAGAACTACGAGACTTCATACACTGAATCTGATACTTACCTCTCTCCTTCATAGAGCGTGAAGTAAAGATACCGAACACGTAGTCAGCAGTATTGATCTTAGAGATACCACCTGCGATGTGACTGTGGTCGAACTCGATTTCCTCGACTGCTGAACGATTCAACTGAGATGCAGTAATCATTAGAACACCTAGCTCTTTAGAAAGATTTCGGAGTTCTTCTGAAACATACTTGTCCTTGATGAACTGATCGCTCGGATTGACCTTGATACTGACCGGCATGACCAGATCAAGATAGTCAATCATCACAAAGTCAATCTTGATGCCAGTCTGAATCTGTACTTCCTTGATGTATGCCCGAATCGCATTCACGTTAGACTGTGCTGGAAGACCCTTCACACGATACTGACCCATCTTCTTACCAGCCATCTTTACCTTCAGTTCAGCATCGTCAAGGTTCTTACGAATATCCTTCGTACTCATGCTAGTAAGCATGGCGTCAGTACGCAGAGAAGTCAATTCTTCTGAAAGTTCTAGAGTAACATAGACTCCACTCAAGCCCTGCTTCAACCAGTTAAGTGCGATGTTCATCATGACCAACGACTTACCAGAACCCGAACCACCTGCAAAGATATTCAGTTCGCCACGGGACATGCCACCATACATAACACGATCAAGCTGTGGCCAACCAGTTGACACCTGTCCGCCTTGATTGAAGTACTTGTTGAGACGTTCCTTAGGATCAGCAAAGTAGTCTGTGCCCATGTCACGTTGTAGCGAGATTTGAACAGCGTCCTTGATCAGCTTTTCAACTGGATCGAAGTCACCCTTCTCAAGCAAATCTGCTGCTTTGAGAATAGCTCGTTCAAGTTCCTGACGTTTAGTGAACTGTTCAAATTCTTCCAAGAACCAGTCATAATGCCCTTCATCAAGTTCAGGGATAGCTTCAACTTCGACTCCGGTCGTCGCTTTGATCTGGATCGGATCAGGCATAATACTATATTTTGTAGTATGCTCTACCATAAACTCCGCGACTGGACGAAGCGTTCTATCAAAGTTTTCCGCATTCATGATGTTCATAACACGAGTATACAACTCCGCGTTAGTTACCATCATTCTCAAGAATAGCGCCTGTACGTCTGTATTATATTCTTTTATCAAGTTTAGTTCTCGCTATCTGAATTTTAATCTTACTGTTCGTCGCTGCTTGCAATATACTTAGTAGCGTCGGGAGTCTGCCGTATTTTACTACAGCATCGTTAACGTCTTTTACGTCTGGCCCCCAGTCAGGTAAGCTGACCTGAAATCCTAATTCCAGAGCCTGATCACATATTGCTAATCCAGTCTTATCTTGATCGGGAACAACGATGATCGTCTTATTTAGGTTTCTCAATAAGTCAGCTTGTGTCTCACCTATCGTATTCGTAGTCAACGCACACCCATTGATACTCAGCGCATCAAATATGCCTTCTACTACGATACAGCACTCCCACTCCGGCTTTTGAAAATCATAACCGAATATATAACCGGACTGTTGATCCGATATGAACTTCGGGGTCCGATTGTCTAGATACCTGCTCGTGCTTCCTACTATCTTATTGTTGAATGTAAAAGGTATGATGACCCTGTTAGAGTTTCTACCTTCTTCATTCGGTGTTACCATATAGGGATAGTCGGTGTAATTTAACCCACGCGCCGCTAGATAGTCTATGAATACTTTATGATCAGGATTACTCGCATCGATTAGATCAGCCTCAGGAAGTTCTACTTCTTCAAACTTGACCTTCTTCTTTTGCTTGATCACCCTAGTCAAGTCTAGCAAGTCTTTATGTTGTAGACTTTCTAGATTCCACTTGTTTATCTGGTTCTCGTCGATACCTATCCATTTCAATAGCAGCTTAGTGTTGCCGGTAAGCGGTCTACCCAAAGCGAAGCCGCACTTGAAGTTGCAGTTGAAGCAGTGATAAGACCAATTTTCCCCGTTCGACTTGACACCGCCGCGCATACGCTTGTCTTGCTTATGCCCGCGATGATGGCAGCACGGGGCGTTGAAACTAATCCAACCGCTGCTCGTGCTTTTCTTCTTTCCCGGAATGATAGATAGGATATCAAACATGAGTCATTATAACATGCTTGACATAAAAATCAAGTGTTACGGTTAATTAACGGGACAATATGTTTGTAACGGCGCCGGCATTGCTAGTGAATGTCATGCGAACGAAGGGGTGAAACCCTCTGACGACATATCCTATAGTTTCAGTTACATTAGCTAGATCAACCTGTGCCTCGATAGGATACCAGTCTACGTCAGGCTGACAAGAACCTTCGATCAACACATTACCGTAATAATCAGTATAACGAGCTTGAATGCTCAACACAGGATTGTTGTTAGTGTAGATAGGACTCGTGTGATATTCCATATACTGTCCGTTACCGAAATAGTCTAGGTTAGCTTGACTCAGATTAGGGAAAGCCTGTCCAGTAGGAATAGTAACAGTAGAAGAAGGTACGAAGGAAGGAAGGACCGAATTAACGATATTCATATCGCCTCTTGCACCTGCATTTTGATCAACGAACACAGGATAGTCGAATTCTTGTACTGGAATTTCAAGAGAGTAATGTGCTTTTTGGGGGTCAATGCCTTCAATCTCAGCAGGACTTACGTTCAATACAGCAATACCGGTGAGCGGTAACTGCAAGGTTAATGCCTTGTTCAGTAAGACCTCAGACCCGTCATAATTGATAAGTCTGAAAGTGATGACCTTTCCAGTAATGTCCACTGGCTTCTGCTCTTGATTTAAGAACTGAAACTGAATCTGATTGTCTACGCCCTTATTTAGGGTTAGTGTTTTAGCATACTGTGGCATATAGGCTCTCGGTGAATATCCTGAAAGGAGAACAACAATCTGACGCTGCGTGTAAATGAAAACTTGTGTACTGTAAGCCATGCAATGCTGCTGTCCCTATTATCTTGTATTTATCATCCTATCGCATCTTGTTGACTAATATTAAAAATTACCTTTGGGTTTCCAAAACTAAATAAAGTAAGATATGCACAACGAATTTTTCAGAAAACTTAGTGAGAATCACCCTTTCATTTCTATATGTTCCTATGCCAGTCAAGACTACGTGGGTATCATTCAAAACCGAGACGACCTAGTTACTACTATGTACGATTACGGTGCGATTGTTCCTGCTGAGCTTAAGGCTAGGTTCTTAGAATTGGGAGAGGTATGGTGGTGGGAATCTAATAGAACAATACCCATCAATTTGTTTCTAAAAGATGACTGGGCCGTATTCAAGCCCTTTATCAGGACCTTCAACAATAAGAGTTTAGCCGTGCTTCATGGACCAGTCGTAAGTATGACAGACTTTACTAAGAAGAGAACAAAGCGAAGATCAATTACTCTAGTTAAGCGGATGCCCTAGACTTCTTCTTTAGTTCTTTCTTCCGTTTTTCTTTAGCCATCATCAATGTAGTATCACCTGCTCGTTGATCAAATGTTACGCCCATTAAATGATCAAACTCGTGTAAGAATACCCGAGATTCCATTCCAGTCAATTCACGCTCAAACTTGATCCCTTCGGTGCTATAGTATTGAACTATGCAAGAAGACGAACGCTTGACCTTCATAAACAAATCGGGGAACGAAAGACATCCTTCAAGATCAGTCAATCTATCTTCTGATAGCGACACGATCATAGGATTGATACAAGCTACCAACTTCATGAAATTACCCATGATGAAGATGCGCTTCTTGATACCGACCTGAGGTGCAGCAAGCCCAACGCCGCCGTTAGCAGTCATAAATTTTGCCATAGCTGTGACAAGTTCAGTAGGATCACCGTCGACCTCAAAATCCCAGAGGTCGGAAACTTCTAGTAACTGTGGGTCGTTTTCTTTGAGTAATTCTAAATTCATGTAGTCCTCACTTCTTTGAATGTCATTTCGTCTACTAGTTCAATGTCACTGTCGGTTTCAATCCACGCTCTTGCGCCGCACTTCAATTGATCACCGGTGTAGACTAGCTTACTAGGGCCATTGATAATGACCTCACGGGCATACAAGGTCTTCCCCTTGTTTTTGATAGTATAGACAGGACGATTCTTACCATCCTTTGCGTTCATAGCAATGTGCTGTCGATTAACATGGATAATTTTCACGCGCCGACCCCTTTCACAATTCCATAAATTAACACAGTGAGAATAAAGAGATTGCAGGTTAATAGTGCAGTGTCTCTTCCTTTATATGCAGCATACGCCCACAGCGCGGTTCCCATAGACCCAACAATCATGTCTTCAACATGGTAACCAAACGCACGAAGAATGGCTGCGACAATAACTCCGATCGTTCCTAACCACTTAACTACTGTCAGTGGCGTCAATGATCTTACCGTAACGTCGATCTTTCCTAGCAACTTAGCTACTTTCATTGGTGTTCTCTTTTAAAAGATTCATGTGTACTACTACGAGTTGACTGTAACTAATTGCGTGGCTTTTTTTGAATGTGTACCCGGACTGATCTTTGTCCCATACAGTCTCGTTAATCTCTTTCCACTTCTTGCCGAGAAGATGACGTTTGGCAGGACGAATAGCTGCAAGGAACATAGCAAGACGAGGGATACTATCTATGGGTTCTGGCATTCTACGTATTAGATCATACGAGTTGCCCAAGTGAATCAGTTGCTCTACTATTGCCTTATCTTTCAGCACAGACCAGTCTGGGTCCCGCATCAGACGCAATAGATGTTCTTCATCCTTGACTTGACTATAGACATGCACGTTCAATAAGTCTAGCTTGAAGTATCCTCTGTTTTCTGCTTCTGCATAGTGCAGAGAAGACATGTCATACATAGGATCGTAGGGTATGTCAGTAATATAAACACCAGTTGGATGCTTGCGAATTGGATTGACATTCCGCATAGACGCAGGGATATGCTTGATGACCGCTAACAGCTTGTCGCGGTCTCCCAAATCAATATCAATGTCAGAATCAATTCTCATTCATTTCCACTTTAGTAAGAAGAATGTATATAGCTTTTCATCAACAATGTCAAACTTATCGGATATCGCACCGTTAATCGTATGTAGCTTGATGCCATAATTATCTTTCATGTATTCGACAAAATCAAGCTGGCCAGCGACAGGCGGGGAGTTTGCCAAAGCTTCAGTTCGGATTTTCTTAAGTATACCCCAATATTCCCAACGTGTGTTTCGAAACTCAATATCAGGATCATCTGGATCGAAGTCTTCGAAGCGGTTAGGAACTTTCATCGAAGATGAGTGAATCCAGCTGAGATGAGTTTCTGATAGGCCTTCTGCACAACAATAGCCTGACGCTCTGCGTCTTCAAGTGCTTTGTGTGAGGTCACATGTCCGCCGTCTTTCAGAGAGACGCCGGCAAGATCATAGATAGTGCGACAGTCACGGATATTCCAAAACTGCCAAGGATTCTTGATTTCCAATTCTCGGAAAGCATGTTCGGCAATCATGATGTCAAAGACAGAACCGTTGCTCCAAACCTTATCAGCACGATTCCAGCAGAACTTGTAAAGTTTCTCCATGCATTCCCTATAAGAAATGCGATTCTGATCACCCATCGCCTCTTGAATAGCTTCGGGGCTTTGCTCGCTCCACCAGCGGAGAGTATCATCGCTAATGCTACGACCGTAAACGTCAGTCTGTTCTTCCATCGTAGGACGAAGTTCGATGCGGTCGATCATGCCTTCCCCTTGTGGATCGAACAAAACTGCACCGATAGTGAGGATCACAGTTGACGATGAGGTGTCAAGCGTTTCCATGTCGATCATAATATGATTAGCCATTAGAACTCCAAATATTGTCTAGCTTTTTAACTTCTTCTACTATATCACCGTTTAGGTAATTAAGCAAGGATACGGGTCGTGATTCGGGTAAATAATCTGGTATATTCAGTAAGTTCATTCACATAGCTTCCAAAAAACATAGGTCTTTTCATCAAGTATGATATAGCCCGCGATCTTGAACCACTTGCCCAAGTACTCAGGATTACCTAATCTTTCGCGGCACCATTTCTCTAATTCGCCTGGGCCTCGGCTGTCTGGACCAATAGGAATACGGATGAACGTCCTGTCTTCCCAAACATCATTCACAGCAATCTTCTTCTTGATCTTCTGCGTCTGCGGGACTACATCAATTATTTCGTCTTGATAGGGTCTTAGCCCCATGTTAGCTTGAACCATATAAAATCCCTTTCATATCTAAACTTATAGTGTAGATCATTGTCGCTACAATACCATCTACAGTGGTGTTCACACTTGCCGATGTGACCATAAATCCAGTCAACCATCTCAGTATGTCTTTTTACGCCTTTGAATGGATTAGGTTCGTATATACGAACTTCGTACCAACCCGGTTTAGTTAATTCCCAACCATTTTTTGAGTCATAGTGATTCACATCCATCTCAATTTAAACCAGGATACACTTTCCTGTGTCTCAAAGGAATAGGCATAAATCATATCATCACTCGATGAAACATCAGACACATCAGTCATTGTTAAGCCAATAAAGTCAGGTAGGTTTCTGGCCCATTCTTCAATCTCTTCCGGATTAGTAGGATCCGAAAGCAGAACAGTATAAGGACTTGAGTATCTAACTGTTGACACTAATATCCAGCCTGATTTAGCAAATCCTTTACCTGGGTCACGGCGCTCGCACTACGCTTGAACTTGATGGCCCATTGCTCGGGGTTGATGTAATCTATGATCATCTTTTGTTGAGATTCGTCCAAATCTTCAATCATCTTGATGCCGCTCTCGCTGTGATACAACATCCACGGACTGATCTTACCAGCAGTTATAGAATAGACTAGCCTGTTTCGATTTGCGTATCGTAGACAGTCTTTCGTTTCGATTCCTGCTGCCTTTGCAAGTTCAATCGTGTTCTCGATACTACGAGCAACAGCATCCATTGGATCTTCATCCTTTAGATACTGAATGAGAAACTTAGTGTAGTTAGAGTCACTGCACCAGCTGTCGATCTTCACGTTGTTCTTGAGCAACCAGTCAGCATAGCGATTGACATTTAGACAATGTATGTTCACACAGTAATGCCCGAACTTGACAAATGCAAGGTAATACGCTGACTTACTAAAGTCTAGATATGTCTTCTGCTTTTTGGTTGTAGTGTTCTTTGCATAAAAGCGAAGCCAAGACTGAAAGCCGATGCGATTGCCTGGCAAGTCTTTATCTTGCCAGCGGCGTTTGTTCTCGCAAAGATGTTTCATCATGGTTGTCTCACGCTGAAACGATCTGTTGCAAAACTCGCAACTAAATTCTGAGGGCTTAATTTCCCCAGTCTTCTTCATACTGTTTAATATCTTCGTCTGTAGTAAGGTCACTTAGTAACTCAATCTCATCAAATTTTAACTCGGGAAACTTCTTAGCAAGATACATCTTTTTCTTGTGGGTTTCAACATACACCTCGCTGAGAAGGGTTAGATCACCGTCATTGGTTTTAGGATATATCTTCTTGAAGTATTCTTTGATTTCTTTTTGCTTTGGGCTATCAAGCAATCGAGTTACACGTTCTCTAATATGAGGAATCCACTGATGAAACTGCTTACCCAATCCCGGGCTTGCAGCACACAACATAAGCCATTGCAGCTTGGGATGCTTTTGGACAGCTTCATTGAACAGATACTTGTTAGCGTGGTATTCAGTGCTTTGAAGATAATAAGACTGAACGTCTGCGCTAGCCCTCACTGCACTGATCCAATGAATCATCATGAACGGCACGAACTTCTTCCGCTGTTCGGGAGTCAATCTATCATAGTACGAGTAGTCCTTCTTGTCAATAGCCGCTAAGGCGTCAAACAAATCAAAGTCTTGACCTGTGAACTTTTCGTCTGCTGATAGTTTCTCTTTAGCCATTAAGAGCGCAACGCTTCCAAAGTGATAATGTGTTCGACCGTCTTCCCCAAATCATCAAAGTCAGTGATGATAGTCAGAGTAGGGCCTGGGCCGTCTTTAAACCGATCTAGCTTGTTATGTTCAATGATCCATCCGCCCGAAGCAGGATAGATAGCAAAGCGTACACTCGTCTTGGGAAGAGGAGTATCAGACTCTCGTGCCACAATATTTTCGCCGCGACTATTTTCCCAAGCTTCACGGGACCATTCCGCAAACTTTCTCTTAAACCAACCCATCTTCTTTTCCTTTTTGATATTAGTATATGCAATCTCTCCAGGCATGCTGCCAGCCATTGTTCTGGCGTACTTTGCTGGCGCCGGGGGCTTACCGTACGACATTACTTCTTTCCTTCCTTAGGAAGAGTGACTTGAACGTTTCGATATAGAGTGCGTATCACGCCCATGATATCTGATTGCTTGTTATTTTTCTTAAAAGTCTGGATAGCTACTTCTATGTTCATCGTTCTCTCCCTAAAATGCTTGATTGTAGTCTACTACTTCGCAGTTTCTACTGACCTCTTTGACGAAATAAACACATCTAGGTTTCTCACTATCATCAATAGGAACGCATAGAAACTGTCCATTGCGAAGTCTCGGGGCATACCAAGTGACATCTGGATAGATATCTAGAATCTCGATTGGTAAGAATGTAGGCGAGGACGAACTCAGTGGATTAAATTGAAAAGCATTGAAGCCTCTGTCATTGAGGCTGGAGAGAGGAAGAGTTTCAAGATCACCGTGTTCTTGTTCCCCAATGAGTATCTGCCAATCAACGGGCATCTTAATAGACTTGTTACCGATCCTAAGAACTAGCGCAGGACTATTGAATGTTTCCAAAAAGATCAGAGGGATATAGTAATAGTCAACGTTTGCGGGCGTTGAGTTGTCGAGAATAGCAAACCTAAGATCATCTATCTCTTCAGGAAGTGTTTCGAGGTTGTAGTATGTATTCTCTAATGTTAGGATGCGAATTTTACTTCTCCTCTAATATAATAGTATGTGATCATGAGTTAATCATAGCACTTACCGTTGTCAAGGTCAATGTAAAAGGGCTAAATAAAGATGTAGTTCGCGGGACGGGAATCCCCAACTACTCTAACGCTTATAGGAGCAATCAGCATGACTATTTATTACGTATACGCATACCTACGCAAATCAACTCTTACTCCATATTACATCGGAAAAGGTAAAAATAAACGGGCATACGGTAAGCATCCCGGAATTGTGGTTCCGAAGGATAGGTCTAGAATTGTATTCTTAGAATGTAATTTGACTGAATTAGGTGCTTTAGCTTTAGAGCGGCGGTACATTCGCTGGTATGGCCGCAAAAATGACCCCAACAATCTAGGAATACTACGCAACAAAACCGAAGGCGGTGAGGGTGTATCGGGCTTCAAAAGAACTGAAGAAAGTAATAGAAAAGTAAGCGTAGCAAAAAAAGGTACCACTGCTTGGAACAAAGGCCTAACTGGTGTATATACCCAAACTCCTGAGGCTAATAAAGTCAGATCGGAGAAACTCAAAGGAAGACCGTGTCCAAACAAAGGTAAGATGTCCGGAGAAAGCAATCCTATGTATGGTAAATCTGTTATAGACTTTATGACTGATGAGGAAATATTAAAATGGAAAGAATCTCTCAAGAAACGTGTACCATGGAATAAAGGAAAGAAAGGCGTTCAGGTGGCTTGGAATAAAGGATTACATAGACCTTCTCAATAATCTATCTTTTCAATTACAAAGGGATATTGAGCTTCTTTGTAGAATTGCTTGCGTTGAGCAAGATGCCTTTTTGCAAACTTGCAAGTACTAGTGAGGTCCCAAATTTCTACATGGTCCTTGTCTTCTGCTTTTCGCAGACCTCTACCGATTGACTGGATAACTCGTACAAATGATTTTCCAGGTTCAATCAATACTATGTTGAATAATCTCGGCACATTGATACCAACTGCGGCCACACCATAGGTGCATATTAGGATCTTGTCATCCATAATGGCGACTTCATCATATTCTTCCTTTCGTTCTGTAAGCTTCGTGCCACCGTTAACGAAAACAGATCCTGGTATTCTGCTGACCAACTCTTTACCTGCATTGACACGATCAACAAGCACAAGCGTGTTGCCTGTCTCGTTAACCTTCATGATGAGTGCAGCCATCTTATCAAGGCGGCGATCATCTTCTAGTAGATGCTTCAGTTCACTTTGATAGTTATTGAACTCAACAGTGTCCTTGAGTTGAACGATGTTCACGTGGCACTTAGCAAGAACGCCCCTGTCTTGTAGTTCACTTGCTGCTAACTTACCGATAACAGGTCCAAGTGAGACTAGGATGGATATCCGATCCATCTCTGCCTTAGGAATCGTGCCGGTCAGTCCCCAGCGAATAGGAACACATGATAGCACCCCGGTTAGCAACGCCTTTAATACGTCAGCTTTGGCCATATGAACTTCGTCAACGATGACGCAGCCGACACCTTCGAAAAACGATTCTGCTAGTTCAGGATCACCGTCGTCTCCCTTTGTATTCTTGAGAAGATTGTTGAGAGATTGCCATGTGCAGATAGTATGTGTCTTGCCATAGTCCTTGCGATCACCGAAGTAGACGCCAACGTCAAGTCCTAGATTTATGTAATCTGCTTCTGTCTGTACGACTAGAGACTTGTTAGGAACGATCACAAGCGATCTACCGTAAGGTTCAGCACACAAAGACAGTGCTGCTGTCATCACAGTCTTGCCTGCCCCTGTTGCGATCTCTTGCAGTGATTGAGGATTAGCTAAGAAATTGTTGATGATTTCAATCTGATAGTCACGAAGCACGACAGGTTGACCCTCCCGCTCGTGCCCTTTAGGCCAGCAAATGTGAGAGAATGTGTCTGCTGTTACCTGCTCAAACGTGAGTTCAGCGTGTGCTTGGCGTAAGTCTTGAAGTTCAATGTCATATCCTTTATCATAGAGATAAGGAATGATCTGATCTAACAGATTAAGATATGTGCTACCAGCTAATGAGAAATAACTGATCTTGCCGTTCCATCTTCCCAATCGTACTGCCGGAAGATACCGAGCACCTGGCATTTCGTACTCGAACATCTTCATCAATGCACGACGATCACCTACTTCTAAGCCCTCGATCTTTGCGTTAACCTCATCTTTAATTATTATTTTTGCTTCACTCATTTTACCTCTACTGGTCGTGAATTTTTCAGCACGACGATTTTATCGATATTGTAATTTACGTAAGTATTTAAGCGGCTGTTTAAATGACTATGAGCTTGCAGCAAGAAAGACCTGGGAGGCATAGGACTATCACGTTTAAAATCATGGCCCGTTGACGGCACTACAGAAATCCCTGTAAATGCTGCTTCAATCTCTGAGCGAAAATTCCTACCCGTAGGCAGCACTCTGTTTAGATCCGTAGACAGCACTCTGTCTAGCAGGACCCTTTGAACTTTCAACTGTCTCATCCAGTTTGCCACTTGAACAAGGTTATCTACGTCAACTTCAGTCACGTATTCATATGCAAACCTCAATTCAGGGGAATCACCGTAAAAATCAGGATGTGCCGGAAACTGGTAGCGAGATAGTTTATAAAGAGTATCAGTAGTAATGTTCAAATCAATGTTACTGATATGGTCTATAGCAGCAGGATTAGCTGCGCCCATGACGATCCTGCCGTTGATATTCATCAACGTCGGTTCCCAGATCAACCCTTCATACTGCTTCAAATCGGTTAATATGCTACCCAGCGTGTCGCAGTACTTTACAATCTTGAAGTATTTGGGTAGAGTATGATACAGCAATTTAAACGCGGCTGTACTGAACGGCGCTCGGTACAGTTTTTCTTCCTTGATCCACGTAAAGGGATTACCTTTGACCTCACGAAAGAAAGAAATAAACGTCTTGTTGAACGGGACCTTGAGAGTGATAACATCTTCGAACAAAGATACATTTGCACCTGTATATTCAGATGTGCTTTCAACGACCATAGTCTTCCAAGGAAGATCCTTCAAGTCTTCCTTGATCGGAACTGTCTTAGACAGTTGCTTTGCATACTTGCTGATCAACTTATCGAATAAGTCAACCTGATTGGAAGTAACTCTCATCTTGTTTTGGATGATAGTCTGTAGGTTAGCCATGAACTTGTAGTCATACTGACTCAAGCTAATCTTACCCTGCAGGAAGAAGTGAAGTAGGTGTTCTTTACAATCCATGTCTTATCATAGTGCCTTATGTTGATTTTAGCAATTATAAAGGTAAAAAAAGGGGGCCGAAGCCCCCTAATAGTTTAGGAGAATGTTGAGTTACGTGTGCTTCATCACCGTGTTCTCGGCGAGAGACTGCCACTTCGTCGGAGACATCTTGATAAGATCAGCGATCTTGAGAGCCATACGAATCGACAGTTCACGCAGACGACCGATGTGCTGTTCCATGTAAGCAAACACCTGATCGCCCTCGTCTTCGGCGAAGCGATAGTCCGCGAACAGACCGCCTTCAGCGTCACGATCAACCTGACGAATGCGAAGCATCTTGTCACGCTGAGTGTCAATCGTCAAGTCAATGAAGTGACACCGGCTTTCAAGCGCCTCGAGATGATCCTGCAACTTCTTAGAGCGAACGTTCTGGAACTTCAGGTTAGTGATGAAGATCGCAGAACCGTTGAAGTTGAAGCTGTTCGGAATGCCCTCGTCACGCAGCAGACGAGAATCCGAATTCCAGCAGATGCGACGACGCTTGCCGCTGTCAAGTGCAGCCTTGAGAATGTTCAGGGTGAGTTCGTCGCCGAACACGCTGTCGCAGTCATCGAACACGAGAATGTTCTTCTTGTCGCTATACTTGTAAAGCAGTGCATACAGACCGAGTGCAGTCATTGCACCCTTGACAACTTCAAAGCGAGGGCGATTGCCGGCAATATGATCGAACATCGCAGCTTTCTCAAGCTGACGCTCGACACCGAACGACTTGCCAACTCCCGGAGGACCAGAGACGATCATCGCACGAACATCACCGCGAATGCAAGCGGATGCCATCTCGTCGAGAATCTCGAAACGAGTAGCAATGCGGTCCATCGCTTCTTCATCAGTCTCTGCGACCTTAACAACAGGCGCGACCGGCTCCAACATCGGCTCACCGTCGACAAATTCAATATCGGAAATGTGGTTCACTTTGATTTTAATCTCATCGATTGCAACAGGGAAATGGCCTTCGTTCTTTACGGTCACGTAGCTGCCCTTCTTGCCAGTATGAAAGCCTTTTACGAGCTTGAATTGTTTGTTGATGACAGGCTGATTACGATACTCGCCGAACTTGATAATTACTGTAGACATGTGCGCTCCGTATGTGCGTTTCAATATAGCTACTGTAGCTAGGCTTCAGGTAGAAGTCAAGTCTTATTTTCAAAATTACTTGAACATTCTCTTCTTGGGCTTCACAGAGTTATTTTCTTTTTTAATTTCTTCCAACTCGGTTTTTAAACGAGAAACCTGTTCTTGAAGGTCGTCTCGCTGAGAAATAACATCTTCAAGTACACTCACTGTCATAGAAAGAGAATTCACGAAGGTGTTGTTGCGTTCATTAGCCGAAACTCCGCCGAGAATGCTTTTGATGGAAGTGAGCAGAATACGTTCTACGTTGGTCAAAGTATCAATCCTTTGTTCTAGCTAGGTGATTTGATATAATAGATCGGATAGATGATGTCAAGGCACTTTTTCTAAATTTCATAAATTTTTATGAAGTCTTGATCACAGCAAAAACAGAATTTTTTAGTTCTGCGGATTCCTCATACGAGAGGTAGAAGTCAGTAGTCGGGTCCCAATAGGCGCCTTCCTTGGGGTCATAGTAAGTCACTCGACCGCTGGGGTAGAAGAAAGGACCCTCAAGACCCTTGCGGGGCTGATACTTAGCATCACGCTCACGCAGAATACGATAACCCATGATGAAACCTTACTGATTGGCCGTATTAGCAGTTTCGTTATAGCCCTTCGACGCTTCGCCGAGAAGTTGTCCTGCTTCTCGTGCGACAGCATTCGGATCAGAAATAACACTGTAAAAAGTGTACCCGACCAGGCTGAAAACAGTCAGTACGCCGACAAACACAATAAGGAACCATACCTTGAAGAACAGAGGCATGCTAGAGAAAAATCCTTCTGGGAGTTCCTTGACGCGATTACGGTAACGGTATTGGTGAGTGCGATTAGTCATAGTGTGTCTCCGTTGTTGTCTATGATTCTTTGTAGCAAAATGGGTACCCGAAGTCAACCGAAAAATTGCCAAAAAGTTAGATAATCAAAGTCCAAGTGTTAGCCCTGTAATATTCTAATGTATCCTTACGTGCAGCCTTAAAGTAACCCTTGACTGCAATGTTGTTATTACTAGTTAGGTAATGATCGAACAAGTCAGCCAGAGGACTGCGGGCTTCCACACTCAACATAAAGCGATCATCTTTATGATCACTAAACCAGTACTCATGTGGGTTTCGGGCCTTGCGATAAGACATGATTTTCTTGATGAAGGTTAGCTTCTGCTGTTCAGTTTCGTAGTTAAGTACATCCCCTTTAAGAGAATGATACTCGCCGTCAAATACTGGCTGAAGTTCCTTATCGTAGTGATAGAAATAAGGCAGCTTGTACAGCATGCCAGTATACTTAGAAGAAAATTGGTGTTTTCCATCAACTGTCTTAGTATCGCTGCTCAGGAAGCAAGCCAGGTCTTGGCGAAACGGAGTGATGCGATCACCTCTCAATGTAGTCAAAACAATCTTATCATTATAATGTCTACGAATGGTCGCTGCAAGAACTCGATCTTCGTCGGTTATCTGTTTTTGGATTAACGTAGACATGAAATCATGTCTAACCGTGGTATCAGGGTCTTGTATAGTTAGTCGATGATGAGCGCAACTAAGAAGCAACGGGTCCTCATCGGTTTTGACGTTTGGCTCTGCCGCTTTAGCAAAGACATCCGCCCAGTCCGGGGCGACAACGTCAACAGTTTGTAGTTTACTAAGTTGAATCACTTGTATCTCCTATGACTTCACATTAAAGGATTGTGAGTAGAAAGCAAGCCGCAGCTTACCCAATTGTGATATCTTCCATACCAGCAGTTCTTAGACGAACAATGTGACCCAACTGCCACTGCTTAGTATCAATTCCTTTTAGGATACCCAACCACCTATTACGCACCAGTGCAACTTCGTTAATAAGAACTTCAAAGTCGATAACTTCTTGCTCACCGTCAACATACTTTTCGGCGTCTCGTGAGGTTAGGGCACGATTGTAATTTTCTAAATATTTTTGAAAATGCTTCCTACGAATCTTTCTCAATTGAATGTTAAGGAAGTTGAGTACCGCTTCAATCTCTTGTAATTGATTGAAGCGGTACTCAGTGATACCTGGAAGGGCAGCGATGTTAGCCTCTACCTTTCCGTACACTTTGACTTCGGCTCTTGCCTTCAGCAACTCACCTTCGTAGTAAGTGATGAAGTCAGGTAGTACCCCTAAATCATCAGTGATTTTGTTGTACCAGGTCATTCGTAATCGTCATCGTCGTCATCAAGATCAACGTCAGCATCAAAGAGGTCTTCCTCTTTGTGATAGTGTCCGTCTTCCGGACTTTCTAGGTAAAACTCTAGCGCACCCTTGATATAAGAATCGCCCTTAAAAGCATTCTTAATCTCATTGGGTGAGTAATCTTCTTCAATCAAATAGTTGACAAGAAGTTCTGCGGCACCATCCGGGTCACCTATCTCAATGCTTGCTTTGAGTGTCTTCCATACTTCATGAATAAGCCCTACGCTCATTGTTCACCGTTCTCCTGTTCATCAGTAACGATACTTAGCTCAGGTTCTGGCTTTTTATCAAACTCATTCATCATGATGTCAAGGCAACCATCGGTGTTTGCTTCCCAAGCCTTGCGGAACTTCTTGATGATAGTTCCGTCTAGCGCGGTGTAAACGAGAGAGTTGCCTTCTTTCTTTAATCGTCCCATACCTTCAAACATGTCAAGCAACCCTGAATAAGGATTCATGCCTGTGCTGTATGGGATTTTGACCTGCACCGTTTCAAAGGGCTTTGCATAACGAGTCTTCATGACCTTACACATTGCACGAATGCCTCGCACTTCGCTGATCTTATTGCCGTCCTCGTCTTCCTTGAGCTTGAGCTTCTTCATGGCAACAACGATACTTGATGCGTACACGAAGCCCTGTCCACCGCTGATCTTATCGTCAGGGTCAAACATATCCTGTGAAGCATACGTGTGATTGGTTGCAACAAGCCCTACGTTGTGACTGCCGAACATGTTAACGCAATTACGAACAAGTGCGGTTAGTGCCTTAGGCTTGCGACCCATGTCACCCTTCATGTCACCTGCTTCAAACTGATTAACGTCAGTGGGCGTCAGCAACATCCCTAGACTGTCAATGACAAAGAGAACCTTAGGCTTCTCGCCTTCAGGCAGTGTCTTGTACTCTTTCATGAATTCGCTGATAGTCTTAGCAACGTCATCGATCATTGCCATATTCAGCTTGAGCAGCTTGCTTTCGCTAGTGTCAACGCCGAGAGCATGAAGCCATGATTCATCCAATGCGTTTTCGCTGTCAACTAGAACAACATAGATACCCTGCTCTTGTGCGTGACGCACTAGATTGCCGGAACAGATATAGGATTTCCCTGAACCCGACTCTCCAGCAAAGACAGTAACTTTACCAAGAGGAATACCTTTGTTAAAGTCGTCACTAATACGATAGTTGAGGGCATAATTGCCTGTACTCACCCAGTCTGTCGGGTCATTGAATCCGATGCTAAGACCGTCGATAGCTTTGGTGATGCCGCGACGGAACTTGCTGATGTCAAATGGTTTGGTTGTCATTATATTCCTATCTGTTTACTTGTTTCAAAACTCTATCAGAGAACGCAGCTTTGTCAAGTAATTCGGGACTGTTGTTTGCGATCTGATCTAAATCATAATCTGTTGGAAAATGTCTCAGAATCCCACGTGCGCGGTCACGAATGATGCTTGGTGTCCTAGGCGTCTTGCCCGGATCACAAAGTTCCTCTAGCAACTTCTTGCTTTGCTTTAATGCTCTGAATCTTTCGTCTGGTGATGTCATGGTTCTACTCCTTGCAAGAACAGGGGGAGGTTTCCCTCCCCCGATTCATTAGGCCTTGTTATTCTGTCTAGCCTTGATCATGGCTAGAATGTCGGCGGCCTTGTCACTTGAAGTAGACTGTGCCTTAGGCACAACTACCGGTTCTGAAGTTTCGAACGGGATATCATCGTCAGGAATAGGTTGTGAATGTGCACCATGAACAGGTTCAGCGTCAACGATTGTCGGCGAGGCCGACTGGTTAGAAGGAGCAGCAAGGCCGTAAGGACGATAGTATGCACTCCACTTGTCGCTGTCATACGGACGACCATCGACTGATGCTTCAAACATTTCCTTGATGATGCGGAGTTCAGCCTCAGATGGCTTCTTCGGCAAGAAGTCAGCAAGATTGAAGAGACCATGCGCTTCGATAGCAGCCTGTTCAGCTTCGGTCAACGGAGACTCTTTGCGTGACCAGTTAGAAGTCGAGTAGTCAGCATAACCGCCCTTGCTAGTCTTCTTGATGCTAAAATCAAGGCCGCGAACATAGTCAGTCGGCAATTCTTCGATATCCGGATCCATCAAAGAACCCTTGATAACAGTCTGAATCTGAGGGGAGATAATGAAGCGACGGATAGGGTTAGCAGGGGTAGCATCGTCACCGATAGGATTCTGCCGAACGAAGCCCTGATAGATATAAGAACGCTTCTTCCAATACTTGTTAGCGAGTTCCTTAAGAGTGTCGTCCTTATACCAAGGGCGAACTTCTGCAAGAACTGGACAGTTTTCACCGTACATCTCTACGCAAGGAACCTGAACTGTGATTTGTTTTACGTTAGGATCACCCTTGATGCCGTTGAAGGGCAGCTTGATGATTTGACGCTCTACCCAAAAGAACGTGTTCTCTGCGTTACCATCGGGAAGGAAGCGAACTGATGCGCTTGAACCCTCGTCCATGTTCCAGTGAGCATAGATTGCATTATCTGATTGAGTATTCTGACCCTTGGTCTGGGCCTTATTTTCTTGTTCCGCGATCCGGGCACGGATTTCTGCTAGACTTGCCATTGTAAATTCTCCTTTATAAATGTGCCTAAGTTGAGCTTTGTAAGTGTTAAATGTTTCGCTGTCAGGAGACAACTACACATAAGTCGTAATATAACTCATGTGCAGTGTATTTACAACACAACTGGGCGCATAATATATTATTATATTACGCTACTTACCCAATTTGTTTCTATCTTTTGAATTTTGCCATTTCCATGATACGACCTAGTTCAGGGTCAATTTCATGTGATTCGCTTGCACCAACGAGCTTACCGATGTTGTTGTTCCTTACTTTTTCAGTAGGACCAAGTTGGCCGACTCGCTTTTGATTGGCGTCTAAATCTTCTTCTAAGTCTTCATCGGCGACGCCAATCTCATCTTCCATCTCTACTAGATTTTCATTGATGACACTGTCTGCCCATTCGGCGAGAGCATCAACTTCTTTAACTTCAGAAACATTCTTGCGAAGGCGAGATAGAATTGGCATGACTGATTCGATGCGAGGGTCTACAGTTTCTTGTACGAACAATTCATTGATAGAATCATCCCCCTCATCTTCCATGAGAGTAGGGGTCCACGATTCAAAATAAGTATTATACCCACGATGACCTGTCATTCTGCTAAGTGTTTCACGGAGATTTTTGTAGTGACTAGCACCTTCATTGATGAGTGCTTGAGCAGATTCATTGAACTGCTTGCCGCGAGTAGCACGAACGAATCCTGCCATCTTGTTATATTCTTCACAGATTGATTTGATATGTCCCCAACGTTCGTCGTTGGGCACTCCGCCTTCTGCAAGATGGCGAGCGTATACACGAGCAATACCAGGACGAGTTGTAGGAGCAAGGAACCTTTCTCCATCCATGTTCTCTAGGAAAATCTTAGCAACGTTACGATAACGCTGCTCACCTTCCTCGATTGCACGACTATGTTGAATGACAATCTTCACATTAGGTACAGCGTCGTTGTAGCTGGCTTTCTTACCCATTGCGTGATAACTCTCTCCGAGTTTCTCTTTATTTTTGTAGTATGCTCTCTGTTTCATGTCGTCTCCGAGACGGTCTTTGTTCAAGAGGTCGAAACCGAGTTGTCTGCGTCCTCCCCATCGCTTTAAGTGTTTCAAGAAACCAGTCCAAGTATCATCATATTCCACACCCCGAGTGGGATTGTTAGGACTATCCTCTTGTTCCTCGCCAAAGTAGACTTTAATACTTTTGGAACCATCAAGCGTGACATAAGCCTTACCGTAATCTTTTCCGTCTTTAAAAAACGTAAGTTCGAACACATCAGCATTCTGAGAAGCCGCAACTCTTTGGTTTTTGTTGTCTAGCGGAATAGGCTTGTACCCTCTCACTTTGAGAAGATCATAAAGTTCCTTATTGAATGATTCTGTGTCAAGTGCCATGATGATATTTATGCCAACCTAGTTAAAGACAGCAAAGAAGGGTAACGGAGCAATCATCTCATCGTGGTCCCTGATCTGGCTTTCAAGGTCACCGTGATAGTCTGCGAGTTGTGTCATCATTCTTACCGCTAGTAGTGCAGACATGACTAAATCGTCTGTGTCACCTACTTTAGCTGCATAACTGCCCCCGTGTGCGACAAATGCCTTGAGTTCACTGATCAGGGAGCGACTGTTAACAGTCATCTTTTTTGATTCTAACAATGTCTTGAACTTGACACATGCAGCTAGCTTTGGCTTGTTAGAGGTATTGAATCCTCTTTTACCTCTTCCCGGCTCGCTAATGAAAATACCTTGAATATTTGACTCCCCGTATTCGTTTAGCGACACGATAGCAGCTTGACCTATGCCGTTATTTTCAATAGAATAGTAAAGATTATTAGGTTCACCTGTGATCTCGGTGATATATTTATTGATCTCTGCTAGTAGTTTAATCTGACTAGGAATGTCTGTCTTGTTGTGTTTCCATTCACCGATCTGAGTAGTCGTGCTTGCTTCAAAAATCTGAATAGCAGCAGGATCACCCCCAGTACCCAATGAGGGGTCGAGAGCTACTACGTACAGCTTACCTTTCTCGGGAGTCTTATACCAGCGAACCTGTCCCATACGATGTGTAGGCTCACTGCCGTCAAGCATGATCAACGTGTTTGGATTGATCAATGTCTCGTCCGCGATGATGAATTCACAGCCGATTTCACGATTGAAACGATCATCACCTAGTTGGGCTTTCATCTGTTCAGCCCAAGTGTCATCTCTGCCGGGTTGTTCACGCCAGTAAGCACGATAGGCTTTAAAGCCGTTGACCCCTACGTCTGTCGTGTTACCAAATTCATCTTCAGTCTTGTTAGCCATCTTCCAGATTAGAGCGAACTGATCTTCGTCTGAGTTCGGGGTTGATGTGATGATCGCCTTACCACCAGTTGCTAGGGTGGGCGTGATAGAAGTCCAAAATTCTTTAGCGATGGAAGGGCGGACGAACGCAAATTCGTCAAGATATAGAAGTGTGATAGACATACCACGACCTGTGTTTTCAGTCGTAGTAGCAGACACGATGCGTGATCCGTTTTCAAAGTCAAGCGAACCTTTATTGTACGTGGTCACACCGGCTTTAATGTGGTCAGGGCAATTTTCGTATGCGTATCTGATACGCTGCATGATTTCTTGTGCGCCGGTGTATTTGTGTGCTGCAATTAGAATAGTGGAATCAGGATTGAACATTGCGTACCAAAGAAGATAGCCAGCGGCAGATGTTGTCTTACCTGACTGTCTAGGCATGAGGCTGATACTAAAGCGATATTTGTGATATGTATCAATTAATCGTTCTTGGAACTCCCACGGGTGATAATTCATACTGCCCTTAGTAGGGTGCTGAATCATAAAGAAGTTATCCATAAAATACAGATAACCCGTGTCTGGGTCACAACACTTGAGGAACTCATCAAGTTGCTGTTGATTCTTGAAGACCGTCTTCTTATACGGATCCTTGATTAGTGTTGGTGTGTTTGCCATAATAGTATTTAGTTTGGGTAGATATTCAAACTACTATTTAATTACACCGGAGTCACTGTGACAATGATACTTGGACTTGCCGGATATCCAATTATGGCATTTCCTGCTATGGTTGGAAAGCTAAAAACAGTTGCACTAGCTGCGTAGGCTATTTCATAATAGTCGCCTACGTTGGCCACATTGGCAAGAATGTTCCAACTTTGAACCACCTGAAGATTTTGATCTAATGTAATAAAGCCTGCTGTACTAGGAACGGCTGTGCCATTTTTCTTAAACCATATGTATGCCGAGGCAGTGGTACCTCCACCTAGAGCCTTGTCAACTTGTGCGCTGAACTGAATATTATAAATTCCAGCTTGATTGATGATGATGCGACTATTACTAGCACCTGTTCCTAACGCTACATTGCTATTTGCATCGGCGTTGTTGAATGAAAAAAGATATTCAGTGTTGGGACTTGCTACAGTTTGTGAGGTATTGCTCCAAAATTGTCCACGTGCTGTAGCACCACTACCCTGAGTAGTCCAACTTAAATTACCAGCACCGTCGGTGGTCAACGATTGTCCCGCGCTGCCGCCTGTGATTTTGACATTAGCATTTGAACTTAGATTGCTGATGCCAGATATTGTTATATTACCGCCAATGATGTTCCCAGTAACATCGATACCGGTACCTGATACAACCACATTTGCAGTACCACCAAATAGATTGCCACCTGAATTGTATTGGATAGCTCCCACCGGTCCAGCTGGTTCTGAATTGCCGGAACCACCGCCTATGACTAAGAGGTTCAAGTTGCCATTGGTGTTACCAATGTATACATCGTTGTTATCAAGATTAACTACAATTTCACCAGGACGAGCATTACCATCGTAGTTAGCGATAGTCTCTTCCTGATTGTCTTTCATTATTGTTCTGGTAATACCAGTAATGTTTGCGTACGGTGGGGGTGGGCTAGCCATAAAAAAATACTCTCACATTTCTATGAGAGTATTTATCTTTTTATTTGATATCTAAGGGTCTTGCTTTAGTAGCCACGATGCAAAAGTACTTTTCAGTCATCTTCTTTGGTTCTTCATCTGGTTCTTCCGGATTAGGAACTGACAATTCAAACTCTAAATTGTTGAACTGATCGATATTGAACCCACAACGAGTAAGTAACGCACTCAACTGCGTTGAACCAAAAATACTGTAGTGGTTTAGGTTGAACTCGTGTTTTCTTTCCCCGTCAGGAGCAGGGACTTCAATATAAATCTTAGAACCCTGCTTGAGAATACGATTGTATTCCATCAAGCTAAAGATAGGATACGGACTATGTTCTAGAGCGTGACGCAAGAAGATGAAGTCAACAGATTCATCATAATATCCATCTTTCTGCGGCAAGAAAGATAAGTCATAGCCCTTGACAGTGTGCCCCTTGCTTCTACAGATTTCCTGATCTCCGGGACTGAGTGTTACTCCGGTTAGATTAGTATAGCCCCTAGCAGCCATCTCATCAAGAAAATATCCCGGGCCGCAGCCTAGATCAAGAATGTGTGCATCTTTGGCAAGATTAAGAGGGTCAACATATGTCTCTACAACCTGAGTAGTCAAGACTTTGTGAAATTGACTGTCACCCTCATCGTGGATGTGGGCAGTGTAAAGCCATTCATTATAAAACTTGAGTTTAATCAAGTCGAGTGTTTGGTTGATATCGATTAAGTTTTGCATGAAATTACTTATGCACTGGCAGAGTGAAGGAATTATTTTTCTTTTTGCTAGCTCTCACTTCTTATAACCCTTAAACGGATTTATCGGGCTTTTAGACTGGGTGCTATCTAACTCTCTACTTACTAGATCACCTTTATTCAAATCCTTAAAGGGAACGCCTGCTGCTTTAAATGCTTTTTTTAACATTTTCTGCTCTACCTCAGTATAAGGATGTGCAGTATTTTGCTTACCTACCCAACTTTCTTGATCTATCTCAGGTTCAATTTCACCGTCAGTTGCTGCAACTGCCATCATAACTCTATTCAGGTCATACGTTCTATCGTACTGACTAATAGCAAAGACGTTTAAACCAACGGTGGATTGCTGTTGGCGTTTGGATAATTTGCCAGAAACAGAGCCGTTGTCCTGTTCCGTGATGAACTCGTATGCTCTCATCTTTTATAACCCTTAAAAGGCTTCATAGGTGAACCAGTACCCGTATCATCCATTTCATCGCTGCCCGAAGAGCTTACCTCTTTTTTACCACTCTTACCTACTTTAGCTAATGCTTTATCGATTATCTTTCCCACATTAGGATCAAACGAACTCACAATCTGCTGTTCTCCCCAAGAAGTTTCCGCCCTAAACTCTGGTTCATCTCCACTCATCACACCATCGTCAAGTCCCTGTTCACCGCGAACTGCCGCGATTGCAACACCAAAACGATACAACTCATAGAAATCATTGTTTTTCAATTCAGGAATGACATAGGTATTAGGCAAAGATTTATTTGCCACATCAAGTGCATCATGCACTTGATCTAACCGTTGTTCAGTAATGAATTCGTAAGCTCTCATGCGGATTGTTCAGTTGTGATAGGAACTGTTGTTTCTGTAACCAATGCAGAATTTGCACCGTATCCGTCTGGTGATATATACATTCCCATAACGCTAGGACCCTCCCACATGATTTGTGAAGCAACGTAGTGAGTTAGGTCGTCAGAAGTCAAAGGATTGACTAAAATTTCGACATTACCTGTGAGATTGTTCACACTCATATCATATCTTGAGATTGCGTTGCCAAAGAAAGTTGAACCATATCCAGTAAACTTAATGTCTGTCTGATCGTTGTTGATCTGTGCGAACAACTGAATAGACTGACTAACTAGTGTCCCGCCGTTCGTAGACTTGATGTAGAATTGTCCTTGGGTAAACGTATCTGCAGGGGTTTCGAAGATTACCTGTCCAGCAGTGTTACCAAATGAGTACGAAACAGTGGAGTTAAGAAACGTCTGAAATAGATTAGAGAAGTTATTGTTGACTTTGCTAAACGCAACACGTAATGGATCGCCCTCGCCGTCGTTGGGATTGGCTCCGATATTGATAACTTCTTGTGAATAAAGTGGGGTTGTACTCATGTTAGCCTTCCATCTTGTTAAGTATTTATCAGCGGAAGACCCAATTCACTTTTTGGTGGCGGCCTCGAATATTTCTTTTTGCCTAATATACCACTCGTTCCAACCTTCAACCTTGCGGCTGCATTCGTGATAGAGCATGTAGTTGTCAACTACAGTCCTAGTGTATTGACTAAGTGTCATGTCTTCGGTAGCCTCCTGAAGGACAGCGCATCTTTCTTGTAAGGTCGCCGGAGCTTCTGGAAAAGTAGCAGTGACCGGAGCAGTGTGAATGGCACAGCCGGATAAAGCAAGAATCATAGGAAGAGCTACTAATTTCTTCATTCAGGTTCTCCGTCTAATCTAGCAGGGTCTAGCGTTGCTGCTGCATTATGAGCGCGAATGACTTCAGCAGGAACTTCACAGGTGTTATCATACTTGACAACTTCACGATCAACATACTGAACGATAGTTTCGCCCTGCTGGCGAATTACACGAGTATCTTGTACGATTCTCTCGACTATTTCAGTATTTGTTTTCGCTGATCTTGCTTCAGCTTGGGCTAGCCTTACTTGTAGTTCCGACACCGATTTGGCAGTAGCTGCTTTGTAGTCTGATGCGCCCTGAAGATAGATACCGCACACGAGTAGAACCAAAGAAACAAGCTTGATTGGAAGATTGTATTGAGCGATGAGCGGAACCTTGCTCATAAACGAAGCTGCTAACAGCCCTACGATGCCAGCTACGATTAGCAGCGGGATGACGAAGTGTGGTAGAAATGCGATGATCCAAAGTACATTCATGATATTAGTTATGCCCCTTTTGTACGTAAAAAGTATTAACTTTATTTATCATGGACTCCGTTTAGATCAAAGTTTACACTTTAAATTCCATATAAGGAGCAACATCATTGTCAAATATCTGCGCCATCGTGTTATACAAGGCTTCGCGCTCACGCTTAGTCATGCCTGACATAAGAGTGTAAATTCTATCGTCTTCACTAATTTCAAGTCCATAGTCATGACGAAAGGTCATGCACATGTTGTTGATAACTTGTTCACGGTTCATACTGCCATCTCTGCCTTGATTGCTGCGTGACTCTTATAGTCAACTAGCATGATGTCAGTCATCGAGAATTTGTCAATATCTTTTATCTCAGGATTTAGGGAAAGTGCAGGTAATGGGTATTCTTCTCTGCTCAACTGCTCTTGAACCTGATCAACATGGTTCTTATAGATATGAGTGTCACCGGTAGAGATAATTAACTCACCTACTTGCAAATCACATACCTGAGCAATCAGGTGAGTAAGCAAAGCATAAGATGCGATGTTGAACGGCAGGCCTAAGAACACATCAACGCTGCGCTGATACATATGACAGCTTAACTTTCCATTACTCACATAGAATTGACTCATAACGTGGCACGGAGGTAAGGCCATCTGATCTAATTCACCGACGTTCCATGCAGTAAGGATGTGTCTACGTCCGTTCGGATCAGTCTTGAGTCCTTCAATCAGATTTGCAATCTGATCAATGTCGTTCATGATCTCAATTGGAGTAGAAAACCACGCTCCAAATTCATCCAGATGGACTACATCTTCGGCTGTGACGTTAGGTCCCTGTCTCCAATGCCGCCACTGTACCCCATACACCCTTCCCAAATCTCCGGAAAACTTTGCTTTAGGAGTCCAATAGTCTGCTGTAGCGTTTCCTGTCCAGATCGTACTACGCTCTATGTCTCTTGATCCGTGTAGAATTTCAGCAAGCCTTCTCTCATCACCGGTTCCTTCTAAAAACCACAACAGTTCACTAACGACGGATTTCCAAGCTAGCTTCTTAGTAGTAACAGCCGGGAAGCCTTTCGTCAAGTCAAATCGCAACTGACGGGCAAAGACGCTGATAGTACCTACGCCGGTGCGATCATCCTTCTCTTCACCGTTAGTTAAGATGTCTTGCAGTAAGGCATGATACTGTTTCATTTTCTTTTCCAAATCTGATATTCGTGATCAGGGAACATCTCACTGTATGTCTGATCAAAGTTAGCTTCAATATATAGCAAATCCACAAACGTATCACAAGTGTAATGGTCATGTACCTTAGTCAAGTGAACTTCATTGATCAAGTCCCGGCAACTTTCAATAAGTTTAGCGCCGCCTATCAGCCAAAACTCCACATCATCAGGACGGTTGAAACTCATATCCGGAGCACGAATCACATTATGATGTTCCTCGTCTAGTGGTCTAGAAGATACGACAATGTTTATTCTTCCGGGCAGCGGTTTCTTTGGTAAGCTATCCCAAGTATTACGTCCCATGATAACTGTCTGTCCATCAGTGAGACGCTTGAATCTTGGCAAATCGCCCTGGATATTATTCCAGGGCAATCTGTTCTGATGTCCTATCCCACCGTTCGGATCGGTTGCAATGATAAGCCTCATAGCCCTTTCAATAACTGATCGGTTTCTGGTTGCACTGTTTCTGCTATACATTGCACGTTGAGAACAAACTCGATACCTGTTACCTCATCATCTAGGTCAGTAAGTACTTTACTTACTGCATCTTCTACCTGATCAGGATCAAGGCCGTCTTTCAAGAGACGTTCAATGTTGATAGTTCGTTGTCGTTTCCGTTCGAGTTTAAGAACTAACTTCTTGATAAATTCGACTGGAATCTTTTGCTTATCAACACCCTCTAGTAAACGTTCCCATTTACTCATAAACTCGGGTGACATTCACTCTTTACCTTACGCTGCTACTACTGGAGTTTTCTTAGTACGACCTTTTGTCTTAACAGGGGCAGCGACCACAGGATCAAGACTACGTGCTTGCTCTACCAGCCGCTGTGCTTCTACTAGAAGTCCGTTTGCCTCACGACTCATACGGTCGGCTTGCTGTCGTAGATTAGCAGCAAGTGCAGTGTCGCCTAATACGTCACCCGACGCTGCTTGAATTGGTGCGGCGTCTAGACTAGGAACTGCGTCGCCGCGCATACGTCTTGCTACAGCAGCAGGGTCTTGCATTCCCATCTGACTATCCATGTCAGCCAACTTCTTGACTGCTTCCTCACCCATCTTCATTTCATCAAGAATCTTGTTAAGTTCATTCAACTTGATGCGAGTATTTGGAGCAGGGGTCATTACGATGAGTTCAGTCTGAACCTTCTTTAACATGCCTTCAGCGTGAAGCTTTTGAAGGATAATTTGTCCGTCTGTAGTATAAGTACGGTTGAGAGCTTCGGCTAGATTTTCACTGCTCTGGCCGATGTCACTTTCAATACATTTTACAAGCGGGTCGTGAATGTTGCGATTTAGCGTTTCAGTGTAAACAACCAAGGCCATGTGCGGTTCGCCGGGAACTTCGCGGAATACTACCGCTACTTTGCGGTCTCCTTGCTTACCTACGTGTCTTAAAAAAGCCATTGTGTTTTCTCCTTAAGGTTTTTATAGCACAAGTATTTAACAGGAGAAAACGATGCTAAAATATTTTATGACCAACGCAATATGAATAGCATCAAGTGTTTCTCTTCACCAAACCAAAATACGTAGTCCGGCTCAGCCTGATAATTCCAAATCGTTTCCATACTGCTGATTCGATACCCGCGATCACCGAACGTAGCATAACACCAGTCGACCATTTCTTCCAACTCTGCAAACGAGTACATGATTGGATTGGCAAAATGTAAAGGTGTCCTTTTGTGGTCTAGGACAAATGTGCCTATACGTTTGGGCGTCGGTTCAACATCATCTATAATGATTGCAGTTGCTTTAACCCCACGTAAGTTCATAGAACATTGCTTCCTTTGGATCCTCAAATGTAGGAGTGTACTCGGTTTCAAAGACTGTACGGCGTTTGATATGTGTAGAAAAGCGTCCACGCAGCCTTTCTAGAATCCATATCGTTGATTCAGGGGTAAGAGGAGTGGAAGTCTTGATGAAATGTTCGGGGTTTACCGCCAACTCACGTTCAGTGAACCAAGTTTGTAGATTAATATTTTCAATTGTCTTCGTCATCACACACTAATATGTAAAGTTCTTCCAGCTTAAGTAGCTGGTCATTAAGAGTAGGATTTGTTTCTGCTAGTTTGCAGATTTTTAGCAGGCGTTCTTTACGCTTCGCTAGACGATTGGCCTTCTCTAACCATTCATGCGTGTTAGGAAGGGCGCGGGATGACGATCCATGCCCTATTATTGCATAGACCATCATTCCCTTATCAGGCGAGTCGTTAGTCACTTACCCTTCCGGTGATCCGAATAGATTGCGTAAGTACCGAAGGGCGGGTTCGGGTTCGGGTCACCGTGAATGATCCAAGTCGTATCACAGTATTCCGGATCACCCCAGCTACCAAACGGATACCCGTCAGTGAAGACGATCAGCCGATTGGGAACGATAGTTTCTTCCTTGAGATACCTGAAGATGCAGTCAAAGTCGGTGCCACCGCCGCCAGCCAGTTCGTAATCATCAATCGTGTCAAGGTTCTCCGAAGTATAATCCTTCGCATTGTAAACCCGAGTGTCAAAGCAAGCGATATGGATCTTGAAACCATCAAAGATATCCATCATACCGGCAACTTCGCTGATGAACTGCATACCCTGCTTGTTCGAGATAGAACCCGACATGTCGATCATGATAGTGACATCAATCTCTTCACCGGGGTTCATGCCGGGCATGACAGCATCCATGTGCCAACCTCGACGAGAAGGACGCATCCAAGAGTAGTCTGACCTGATAGCAGAGGTCAGATTAGTCTGGATCAGTTCACGCCAGGGCATGACAGGATCAGTCATCTGCTTGATCATACGCTGAACGCCTGCGGGGATAGAACCCGCATCAGCTTGTTGTGCAGCGTTGATGATAGACTGCTTCACTTCCTGACGGATTTGTTCCTTCTCGGCTTCTGACAGTTTCGGACGACCTTTGCCCTTCTTGTCGCTGCCTTCACCATCTTCGCCATCTTCACCATCACCATCGCCCTCACCATCAAGGTGATCATCGAGCATCTTGTCGATGAGATCATCGATGCTGATATGCTGTGCATTCTTCATGAGGTCATCGTAGATTTCCTCAGAAGGTACGCTGTCATACTTTGCTTCGAACAACGCAGGGACAGTAGTGATGAACTCGCCAATCTTGTGACGCTTCAAGTCAGCGTTTACAGCATAGTCAACCGCGATGTTCCAGACTTGAGGATCACGATGATCACGGCGACCCATGTGATCATAGACAACGTGAAGTACCTCGTGACCGACAAGGAAGTCAACTTCCTTCGGACGAAGCATCATGATGAAACGAGAGTTGTAGTAGAAGTTAAGACCGTCAGTAGCAGCGGTCGTGCACCACTCATCAGCGTTGATCAGCTTGAGGCGAGTAGCGAGGTTGCCGAAGAACGAGTGCTTGAGCAACAGGCTGATACGAGAAGTGATGATGCGTTCACGAGCGTCATTGTCAATCTTCGGATCAGTAGGACCCAAAAGGTTCTCGAACTTTTTGCTGCGAGAACGCTTTTTCTTATCGGGGGAAATAACACTGCTCATTGGGATAGCCTTTTGTTTGATCATGTTGCTAATATAGTGTGAAGCAGGACCGAAGTCAAGCCTCAATGTCGGGTATTCTTCGGGGAGAAGGCGTCGTCTTCAAGCCATTCAATCATATCGTCAGGAAGTTCATCAAGGTCCAACTCACCTAGCGGTACGGCATTCTCTAGCATCTCACCGCTGTCTACCATGCGGTTGATTTCCGCAAGGAGTTCGTCCATTTCTTCCTGTGTCATGTCGAGGTTGTCAAAACAACCCGGAGCAAAGATAATATTCATTTTCTTTTCAGTCATTTTTTCCTACTTAGATCGATGGCCGATCACGGTTTTCGTTCATTTCTTTTGCCATTGCTTTAGCTTCCTCGTCCTTCTCATATTGAGTAAGGACACGACCTTCATAGGTCTGCATTTCTGCCAAATCTGACGCCGAAATACGGGTGAGAATGTCAGCACGGGCCGCGATGCAATGAGCAAGTTCAGCTTGATATGGACTTCCAGACTTTACAGCCGCAGTGAGTCCGTTGATGCGTGACTGACAGTGCCGAAGATGTTGCTGTTCTACAGTATAGGTAAAGAATTTCTTATTAGACATTCGGTCAGTCCTTTCAAAGAGACATGTAATAAAAGGGGAGGGGCTGTCTCGAACCCCTCCCCTAGGAGCTCAGGCTTTACTCGCCTGCTGCCACAATGTACTTACCGTACTTCTTGTGGAAGTCGTCGAACGTCTTAAGCTGAGAAGGCTCGATCGGCAGCTTATACGTCTTGAGAGCAATCTTCGAACCCATGACGATCAGTTCAGTTTCGAAGTTCTTCATCATGTATTCGAAGAAGTTGTCGCACATTTCGTGGAACTTCTTCGTATCGACCCGCTTGTTATCAAGCACGTCCTTCAGTTCGTAGCACATAGAAATCGTGAGCGAATACATCGCAGAGATTTCCTTGACATTGAGGTCCTTCACCTTGCCCTCAAGAATAGAGAGGGGGTCGGGCATACGACCAGCAACCTTGCGGTGTGCCATGAACTTCGTAGCGAGACCGTCGCCGACCGAACCTGCGACGAGGTTGAACAGCGTGTCATTATCGATGTTTTCTTCATCAGCGAGCAGATCGCTCACGAAGACCCACGAACGCGGAGTAGCGAATGCACGAGACGAACCCTTAGCGTCGAAGTCATAACCGTCCTGTTTAGCGAACGAGAGATAACCAACAACGTCACGGTGAACGCCCTTGTTGACAGCCCAAGTCTGCCAAGCATTGAAGTCGTAACGCATTTCAAGGTGAATGAAGCGGTTAGCGAGCGGCATCGGCATGCGATACGTGACACCCTTGTCACTGTCGCGGTTACCAGCAGCAACGATAACGACGTTATCAGGCAGCTTGTATTTACCAACACGACGGTTCAGGATAAGCTGATAACCAGCAGCTTGAACTGCGGGCGGGGCCGAGTTCATTTCGTCAAGAAAGAGAACGACGATGGGGTATTGCGAAGCAAGTTCTTCGCTGGGAAGATCGACCGGTTCAGCCCAGTCCATCTTGCTGATGTCTTTGTTGAAGAAGGGAATACCGCGAATATCAGTCGGTTCCATCTGCGCCATACGCAGATCAACCATATAACCACCGAGTTCATCAGTGATATCTTGAACGCATTCGGACTTGCCGATGCCCGGAGGGCCCCACAAGAAGACAGGACGTTTTGCCTTAAACGCAGTGAGAATAGCCCGACGAGCCTGAATAGAAGTGACAGTCAGGGTATCAGAAACATGAGACATATAATTTAGCTCCTTTAAAAAAAATCAAAAATCAAAGAGAGAGTCCGTTACTCGCTCTTGATGTTTACAATATAGCTACTCTGAATTCACAAGTCAATCACTTTAACTCATAAGCTGGTGTATAAGCATGAGTTGTTGCAGATGTGCAACAGCCTTTTCCAGCTTGGCCGCCTGCATCTTATACTTTTCAACCTTGCGGGACCTGCGGGCTTCCACTTCTAGAGAGCTAAGGGTCGAGACCATTTTGTCCAAATTGTCACAATACCGCTTCAAGTCAGGATTGTAGGGCATTCTTTTTAACCTGTCACGCAGTTCTGTGACAAGTTTGCGGGCTTCGATTGAATTATGAAAGCGTGACTCAGACATACCCGTAGTCTACAAAAAGTTTGGGCATATGTCAACCTGTTTATGCTTTAAAACTAATACTTTCGCCGCAGCCGCAACTGCTAGCTGCTAAAGGTGATTTGATTTCAATCACGCTGCCTGTGATGTCTACTTTTTTATCTACCGTGCTTCCAATCAAAAATAGTTCAGAAGTCTTGTCTAGCCAAAATGTCCAATCATCATACGCTTTGCAGTAGTCGTGTGAGGAAATCTCATCAGCAGAATTGACTAGCTCCCACTTGTAACTGAATCCGGCACAGCCTCCGCCGGCAAGCGATAGGCGAACCCCAAGTGCTTTGGAGTTATCACAAATATGCTTAAAGTGTTCTTTAGCAATGTCCGTGAAGTAAATTGCGTCTTTCATTTTATCTTTCTATCTGTTTATGATCGAGAGGCGAGGTTAACCCCAGCCTATGCTCGTATTGTTTTTTTGTGCGAACTGTATGATCTCGATTAATCTATCTATATAACGATCAACTTGTGACTGACTCCGACCTGCATCATACATAGTGGGGCCTCTACCAATACGAGCAACTCCTTGATCGTCGCTCTGTCGGCGCATTACACCCCTGTCCACGCTGGCATCTTGGGTGTGCTGTTGGCTACCTTTGTTTTTTAACATTATTAATCTACGCATGACATCAGGCAAGTCTTTGTTATGTATGATTCCTGAATAATCCGGATCTAGTCCTAGCATCCGTTGAATCTCTTCGCCGTTAGCATTGCTTACTTGAAGTTCCGGAGCATCTGAAACTCTATCTTCTTCTTTGCCTGTTCCCCCGCAGTAAACGCATAGTTGCGTCCTATCTTTTCCAGTACCATCACAATCTCGGCAGTCTATTGTTATCTTGCGTTCCCAATCGGAACCGGTCCAGTATTTTTCACCGGTGCTGAATTCCTTTTCTACGACTGGGTTAAATGTCATCCCCTCGTTTAGTAATTCTTTTATTTTCATTTTATCTTTCCATCTGCTCTGGCCTGGGGAGGGATGCCTGCTCTGGAAGTCTTGAAGCCGAATGCCTTAGCGTTCTTCTTGATTGCGTCTGGCTTTACATCTACAGTGAGTGCAGTCTTGAAGCGAGGATCGTTCTTTTCTTTTGCAGATGGAATGTATCCTGAGGCTTCGTCTATTTTAGGATTCTTGTATGGCTCAGAATTGTCAAACACTGCATATATGATAGGGTAGTCGTCATCGCCGGCAAAATTAACTTCAATAGGCTCCTTGCCGCCTTCTCGTTTCACGAAATCTCTGATGACCTCGTCGTATACATCATCATAATCTGCTAAATATTGTGGATCATCGGATGGTAGTTTGCAGCGTCTTTCTGCATCTTCTTGGCACTCATCCGTAAACCCTTCGAAGTGAACGCGGTACGGACCAAACTCCTCTACCCCAACCTCGTCAGGACTCAATGACTGTACGAAATCATCTATTTCATCTTCATATTGACTGTATCCTGAGGCTTCGTCTAGATTGCTTCTAGCTTTCCAAAACTCTTGGCCATCTGGCTTAACATCATCAGACGGGTGTAGTTTATAATTGAATTTGCGCTCTATCTCGTTATAGATTTTAG